CTACAGATTCTCATTCAGTCCCTCCTTTCATCCGCTCTATCACACGGTCAAGCCGCGCCTTTGCCGCTTCTCGATCACCGCCACGGAAAGCAAAAGCGTTTTTCATAATTGCCGTGATTTCACGCACGTCTTTTGGGTCCGCACGATCATCCAGTGCAGGCGGCAGCATTTTCAATACTGGTCTGGATTGTCGTTCTGAAACAATGATCTGTCTGATTTCTGGGATAAAAGGAAACCGAGTTTCCCGATCACACCATTTCTTGATGGCTGCCTCGACCTCGCCAAACTGAAACACCTTTAACGAGTCGAACCATTGGTCAAGCATCGCCTTGCTGATTTCCCCGCGTGAAAAATTATCTTTGAGCAAAATCATCAAAGTGGCAAATCGCTTAATGTCTTGTGGTCGCTCCATTTTCTTGTACCCACTCGTCAACGACGCTCACAACTTCCCTCGTACTGGGTTTCAGGCGCCGGACATCCGGTCGAGATTCTATTGTAATAAACTGCTCAACGTGTTTTCCATCGCGGCAGATCAACTCTAGGTCATCATACATTTGGTTCTTATCGTTCTGACCTTGATTGAACGGACTTTTCTTACAGCCCTTGATTGCGAGCTTGATCTGCTCAACCGTGTATCCTTCGTTGAGCCGGTTCAGCACGGCTTTCTTCCGCTCCCTGGTGAACTGCGCATGTGGGTGCTCCATCACGCTTTTCCAATGATCAAATATCTCCTCTGCTGGCCCGACAAGCGCCGCAACGATTGTGGCTTTCTCTACGGATTTTCGTAGATGTCCCCGAAGCAACATTAGCTTTCTGCGGATCTCTGCGAGGCGGTCCTCTGCTGGCTCTTTCTTCCGGTCTGCGATGAAAAGGCATTCCTGCACGGCGGCGAGCAATTGTTCTTGGTTCATGAAAATCTCCTGTCACCATAGTAAATATTCGTGAGTTGCCGACCATTCGAAGAGACCACCCACTTGTCATTTCCGGTGTTTCTTAGAATTAAATCCTCGACGTGACCAAACTGCGGCACTAAATCGACCATATCAACGATCATCGCGTGTGACTTTTCGGGGTGTGGGCGAACCGCGCGCCCGACCATCTGATAATAGAGCGCCAGGCTCATTGTGGGCCGGGCTAGAACAACCGTTTCTAGTTCTGGATAATCGAATCCGGTCGTCAGTACTCCAACATTACAGATCACTTTAATTTTCCCACTCTTGAACCCATCCAACAGCAATTCACGCTCTGCTTTTGGTGTGTCAGCGGTAACAATCGCGGAGTTTTGCAACTTGCTTTGTAGGTAGCGGCTTTCTTCGACAAAGCGGGTAAATACGAGGATGCTTCGACGGCCAATTTCAAACAAGCGTTCGACAACTTTCACAATCTTGTCAGAGAAGTTCAGTTCTTGAAAATGAGCTTGAACTGACTTATCCGTGTAGTCGGCCCCCGTAGAATTTACTTGGAGTTTTGAACGATTAAATCCCTTGATCTGGTGATATTGGAGCTTTGCCAGGAACCCTTGTCGGAAAAGATCACCAGTTTGGACTTGATAAACGACATCGGTCAAGACGCGAGGCCGGGTCCTGGTCAGAAACTTAAGAATCGAACCGCCGTAGCTGTCAGTCACAAGCCTGTAAGGCGTGGCCGTAAGCCCGAGAATCTTCACACCTCCGAGCTTTTCAAAAAACTCCGAATACATTCCCTTCTTTGCATTCACAAAATGGCATTCATCGACAATCGCATATCGCATATGATCAAACAGGCTATATTTATTTTTCACACTTCCGATTGTTGCCAACGTGATATCACCGATTCGTTTTTCACCGATCGAGGCAGAATAGACCGCCGGCCGGCACCCATAGCTTACGAATTTGGCGAAATTTTGCTCAAGAATCTCTTTTGAGGGTTGAAAAATCAAACACGGCTCGCCCAATTGAGTAACGATGCTTGCTATCACAAGAGACTTACCCGAACCTGTAGGAAGAACCTCTATCCCATTCCTCTGATGATTAGCCCTCAGGTAATCAATTCCCCTTCGAACCGCTGTTTCCTGATATGGTCTGAGTTGATAGAGATTACCCATAAGTATTCTCTTGATTCTTCTAACCCGCCAAGGGTCTAACACACGCCCCCCTAAATCCCCCATGAGAGAATTATCATTCTCAGTGGAGAATCAGGGAGTTCGTGGTTGAACCCTTCTGAGGTGTTCCCCGCTTAGGGCTTTTTCGGGTGAGCCCCTGGGACCCTCCGCGCCGTTACTGCTGGTAGCGCGGCCTCTGGTGATACACGATGCCACTCAAAAGGCGTCCCACTTCCCGTCGCCGGGTCGCGTCCCCTCTCTTACAATGAGTGCTGCCGACTTTGGCCGACATCCGTGCGCAGCCCTTCCGCACAAGCTAAGCTTTGGAGTCCTATGGACAATCAGCCTTCTCATGCGTCTTTACCGCCATTATGCTGAGGACCATCACCAGCGATCTTCTCAGCTTTGAAGAATGTTTGTGGTTGACAAGATGTGGCGTGTTGAATCAGAATCATTACGCCATCACCGGCAATCACAAACATTGTGGTTTATCCTTGGCCCGCATTTACTAGGCGCGGGCCTTTAATTCATACGGCCACTAAGTGCTGACAGGCTTGTTCGTAAGCTTCTTCATAGCCTTCACCAAAGCGATTATACAGTGCGTGCTGCATCGTGCGCGGTAGAGAGTAATAGCAAGCGCGACAGAATGACTGATGAGCGACCTTGGGCTTACCGCATTGACATGTCTGCGATTTGAAAGCCTCAAATATTTCTTGCAAAGTCATAGGAACCTCATAGTGCCGGTCTCTCCCGGCGTCAAGCCTAGTCCTACACGGGACGTGCGTTACGTAGTCAAGTCCCTGACCGTCGCTCGCGGCTTTCAGCGGAGGGGCCTGGATGCCGCAGCAATCCCGCTTTTGGCCTGTACCCCTCTGTCTTCAAATATGATCCTTCAGTCCAATAATGAGGTCTTTCACCGACTCGACGCCCTGGTTGAATGCAAAAATGTAATCTTCGGTTATTGGTTTAGGGCTACCATCTTCTGAGATGTAAGTGTCGCGTAGCGATGATTGATCGAGTGCCCATTCTGGAATTTCTTCGGCGATTGCTTCTAGCAATAGACCGATCACATCTACCGTGACTGTGTCTACAGCCTCTCGGAATTTCTCAGTGACCATAAAAAGTCAAAGCCCTAAACGGGATGATGACCAGCCCGCCGGGGAATCCCTTAGCTCCTCGCTATCAGTCATCCCCACACTTGTCGGCAGGTACAGCAGACTGCTCCTCGCTCATCTACCTACCTCTTTGATTAAATGGGCCACACTGCACATTGACTTCACGCCGGCGCCTTCTCGGTTAGCTGGCCTACTTTGGCGACTTCCCGGCGCTACCGTGGCCACGTGTCAATCTCAAATATCATCCTTATGCCCATTGTTAATTGCGACATCGCGAGCGAGTTGTAGTGCGGTGATAGCAACTCGTTCCATCGCCTCGACTACGTTACTTGCGGGCTCATATCGTGGAACCGATGAAGACCCCGAATAGTGTGTCATCACACGCATTAAGGAATTTGCAAGTTCGGCATTCTCTTTTTGAGCTTTTTCAAACAATGCATATAACTCTTGCGCATCCGCTCTTTCAAGCAACGCCTTCGCTTGTTGAAGCTCCTGTTGTGCGCGTGGCGTTAAGATATCTATTGCCTTGCCTGTATCTGGAGTTTGGTCCATTTGCTTTCCTTTTCTCTCCGTTGATGCGTGGTCGGAATAGGGCTGGCGTCCTTCTCTCCGCGCTGTGATTTGTTCTCGCACCCAACTCTTCATGTTGAAAAGCCCTTTTAGTTTAGGTACTCGATTCTAAGACCCTGATTTGTCACCACGCGCGGTGTCATTCCGAACCGAGTACCCAAAGCAAAAGCCCTTACCGGGACTGACGACACGCGACGGCAACGCGGCTTCCCGGCGGCAAAACCGGATCATCGCTGCCATCGAGCCCCGGTAAGGGCTCAATCTTTACGTCGCGTTGCTCTCAAAAGAACCGTGCGTGGCTTGCCATTCCTCGCGGGCGATAGAATACGAAATATAGGGGCGAATGTCAACCAGAAAATGCTATTCGGTATTCTACAGTAATCATGACCTCAGTGATATATTCTGGGATTCTGAGAGGACGAGGGTAAGCAAAGAACTGTGCAGATTGGAATAGATGCCAATATTCTATTGGTGATTGTCTGATGTCCTGGAAAGGCTTTCGGTCTTGGTTGAGGTCTAAGGCCACCTGACTGATGACTGTCCGTTCGAAAGAACCCATTACGTCTTCGAGAGACCTGCCTTGAGCAGCGATATCTAGCTGGAGGCAGACCGCAGCCCAACCATCGTTGTTTTGGTTCAGCAAGATAACGCTTAGATAGTAGCATTGTGGTTTTGTTGGATACCATTTTCCTGATCTATATTCAATCCGGCTACTCATTTTCCCTCCTGATTCGGCCTCGACTTTTTCAGATTTTCAACTAACGCCGAGGCTAAGTCCGCAACGCTTCGGTGTCCGTCTACACAGAGAGGACATACAACCGTCCCGTGTGGGCAGCCCGGTCCAGGTCCTTTTGGCGTACAATCCCGCGCCCAGTCCTCGTAGCAACAGCACTCCAACGTGCCAGCGCGACCGATGTACCCACACTGATCGCACCTGTAATCAATAACCGAGTCTTTGACGACCTCACAGCCGTTGCAGAAACAGATTTCACTGCCGACTAGCGACTCGATAATTTGATTGTAGTCAGCGCTCATTTTTCCTCCAGTTCATCGTATCGGGCGAGCCAGTATTCCACCTTACCGCGATCTTGGCTGTGGGGATCTGTCGCTCTACGTGCAAGCACAATAAGCTCGACGGCCTGCTCTAGCAGCTCTAGCTTCCTGCGGTTCAGGTCACCCAGACAATCAGGAATACTGCATTCGTGTGGTGCTTCGCGATATCGAGCCAGTAATTCCTGGTCGGCATCCGTCCGAAACTCCAGCCAAGACCCCTCGTCGTCACCCGTGGCCAGAACGATATCCTTACTACCGGCCACTAATGCGATGGGTTGTTCGCACGGAAAATTCAAATCTCCGGTAAAGGTCATCCATGTCCACCCTGCCTCTCCTGGTGTATGCTCAATTTTTTTACTCATAAATCCCCTCCGACTTTACTTCGTAGTAAACATTGACTCTCTCCACTCGATTGCAGCCAGAACCCGCTGTACGTCCACGGCTGGCACCGCGGATGACGCGAGCAACCATTCACGACTTCCACAGGTCGAGCAGCACCAAACGCCAGCACGTCTGATCAGCAGGCGCCGAGCGCCGTACTGTCGCGACCAGGCGGGCTCAGTCTCACAGGGCTCGCAGTCCAGGCACAGAATCAACACCGGCGCGTAGTGCGGCTGCCCGAGCGGGACCGGGTGGTCTACCGAGAGCAGCCGGCGAATGAGGCGCAGTAGTTTCATACTTTGATTCGGCGCAGGAGTTCTTCCGCGCACTTCAGCGGGTCGCGGTCTAATAACTTTACGTAATCACGAAACTCCTGATCAATTTCCCAAAAGGCTCTAACAAGTACGACCTGGCCTATGTCGGACATCTCCAAATCCAAATAAATTGGTTCGCCGCGAAACTTCGCGAGCGCGGTAGCTGGTCAGTCGTGGCCATGAGCCCGCCAATATTTCCAATGATTGGGTGGGAATTCGCGAGCCGCCTTAACAACAACATCGCGTTCTTCTTTTGTCATACTTTCACCCCCGGCAAAGTAGCAGCAGGAGCCGCTTTCGCGGTCTCCCGCTCAGTGACCTTGTGCTCCAGTTCTGCCACCAACAATTCAATCTGTTCTTTTGTGAGCGACATAACCCGCCTATCGCCCACCATTTCAGATTTGCTTAGACCGGCAGCGAAGCCAGCCTGGAGCTTAATCATGAGCCTCTCACGAGTGCGCTTATGGGTGCACTCCCAAGCGGTTTCGTCAGCAGCGATGTCTCGCAGCCAAGATTCTGTTTGTTGCGTGCCGGCCGGCACGGGCTGCCCCGAACTCGGTCCGGTGGGGAATATCACCGGCTGTTTAACGAGCGGCTCTGGCTCAGCGGGTTCAGCGGGAGACTGCGCGGTTGATTTGGTAGCTTCATTCTGCAATTCGAATTTGGTCTTATCCGTGCTGAGTTTGAGCCCTCTATCTTTTGCTGCTTGTCCGAGCAGCTTTCCGACTTGTTTGAGAATTGCGGCTGGCACCGTTCTGGCTTCAGCAATCAGAGCAGTGAATTCGTCTGCCGTCATTGCTTGGGCAAATCTATTGCGCCATTCAGCAAGCGGATCATGCGCCGGTTCGGAACCGCTAGGTCGTTCCTGCTCTTCCAAATCCTGAGTGAATATGTCGGAGGCGGCAGTTACATTAAGAACCGCAGCAACCAACGATCTCTTGTTCGCCATTTTCAGAACGGTATTGTATTGATCAGCTAGGTCAGGGTTTGCAATACGACCAGTTTGCTGCCCTTCGATGGACTGATCGCCATCCTCGTACTTGGCACCACAGCCGCCCTTCTTACCGAAACAAACCCATCCGCCGCCATATTCGGCTTTGCCCTTGATTATCGCCGCAGCACCACAGCCCGGACATGTGCGCTCGCCTTTTCTATAGGCGTATTTAGCCTCTTTAGTCGAGCAGGAGCCCTCGCCGCTTCCAAGACGATTCCCCGTAGTAATATGGTAGAGGGTACACCGGCTTTTCACGGTCAGGTGCGCGCCGTCATAGGTTTCAGTGGATTCATACTGTGGGTCGAGTCGAAACGTAAGGCACAACTTTTCAGCACCAGGCTTTAGGAGCGTCGGTTTATTTGTTCCCGGTATAACTCCAAAGTGCTCGCCGCTTTTCATCACCCGCTCCATGACCAACTGGATTTTCTGCACCTGGGCAAGTACTTGCTCAATGGAAAGTTCATCCTCCTGATAAGCAATTGCTTGTTGCTCAATTCGTTGTAAACTGTTTGAACTCATCATATCCCCTTTTTACTTCGTAGTAATTTTTGAACTCTGACCAAATCATTGTAGAGGTGCCTGGTTACATCCCCATCACGCTCAGCTTTGCTGATCTATCTCCCAGTCTTCACACCCCGGACATCGGGATATGCCTCGACTCCGGGGATATTTAGCTCACGCTGGTGGACGCTCGCGAGCTTGTTCAGCGATGCTTGCACGACCGCAATAATCTTCGTCTCGACCGCAAGCGGGCGCAGTTCTTTATGGTCCGCCAAATAATGCAGGAGAGCCGGCAGATCAACAACACGCGCTTTCCAGTCCTCGCGCGTGGTAACGCCGGCGACTCGCGAAATCTCCGGTGCCCGCACAATTTCAGCCTGGACCGGCGTGGACAGCACCATCTCAATAGATTCGTCATCCATCCCTAACTCTTCGGCTTCAATGGCTGCGGCCAGGGTTGCTTGGCGCGCGTCTTCGTCGGCCTGAGCCTGGAGACGCTGGCGCTCAGCTTCAGCCCGATCGCGCTCAAGGCGCAGAAACGCAGCGGTATCAGTCTTGATACGAGCTTGCAAGAGACTGGCAGGCCCTTCCACGCGCTTCCGCCACGTCGTAAGCTGTTTGTGAGCCTCAAAGCGGCGCTTGGTCTCTGGTTCGAAGCAGTCCTGGACTGACCGCAGGAACCGATTGCTGTCGTCCATGAGTCGCGCAGCGAAGTTGCAAACCTCAGCATCCCACTCCGCTACCGCAGGCAATGTGATGCTGCTCCAGGCTTGGCCCTCGCGTTCGAGTTCCAGGGCTTGCTGTTCATCAAATCCGTTATCGCCCATATTGTCTGACCATCCTCAACCATTCTTGTCTGTCACGGATAAACTCCGCGACTGAAAACTCTTTGATCTGATAGTGACCATCAGCGCTGAGCCTAACTGCGACGCGCCGGAACATCACACCCGGTTGATAGGCGTTCGCGTAGGCGACGAGCTGATAGCGCACCCACGAGCCCACGGCCCCAGTCTTGATATCGAGGATTGCTCTCCACGGCCCGAGCCGGCCGGCGCGGTCCAGGGTGCCCGTGTACTCGGCAGTGCTGACCGGCTGCTCAATCGCTTCACACTCCCAGGCGTTCTCACGCTGGAACCGACGCCACGCCTCCAGATAGCCGGCCAACTCAGGGGCCAGTGGCACCTGATCGGTCTCGCCCCAGTCATCGTACTGGCAGGCCGCGTGCACCAGCGTGCCGCGTTCAGCGTGCTCCGGCTTGAACCATCGTGTGTCGATCAGGCCGGCATTGGCCAGGATTTCTGTGACTCGGGGCAGCTTGCTCTTCATTTATCGCGAAGGGAGCAGCGGCCAGGTTTAAGCTCTCCCGTCTTTAGCCTACCAGTGGTGAATGAACGGGTTGGCCCTGCTCCCCTGCGAATCCTCGTGCTCACTGGCACCAACAAATGTAGGTGCCCGGCAGCATTCCACATCGTGTGCCACAGCACACGAGCTTCTTGCCTCTCGGACAACTACCCGATTCCTCTGGGTTGAATTCCGGCTCAATCGGCTCCTGCGCCTGGACAGATGGGGTCGAACTTCTGTTGTATATCGCGGAGTTGACAAAGACTCCGCAGGCCAAAAAGAGAATTAATAACAATCGTTTCAACTTACCTCCAATGCCTGCTATTCAGACCGGCAAGCTTGCGGGCAAACATCAAGCGAGCCGCCCAGTGCTGCGATATCGCGTGATCCACTTCTGGCAATCCAGGTCACTTACCGCGTCGAGCACTGCTGTGTCGTCCGCGCACGTCGTCCCGCCAAGCGCACGCACGCGCACGAAAATCTCACCGCTACCGTGTCAAGCGTGGGGGTGAGTTCTATCTCCGCGAGCAACGATGAGACCTGCTTATCGAAGAGCTTTTCGATCTCATTCGCTTCGAACGAAGATATATACGTCCTCTTACTTTTCAGCATTGCATTATCTCCTTTTACGTCCTTGAGGACGCTTGCCCTGCCGTTTATCCTGCCCGCCCCTCGTAAGGGACTACGCGGGGTTGAGACTGCGCAGGCTTATTCCGTTGATCTCCTATACCGCTCTATTGCTGCGAACGGCATAAGAGTGTGAGAATTGCGGAGTGCCGTAATCTCATTAAACTTCTCGATGTCCAACGCCCCACGTTCTTGCTCAGTGAGCGCGTTGAAGAAATCATAGTACCATTCTGCGTCACTTCCCATTTCCTTCCTCCATCTTGGGCTCAGGAGCAAGCTCTACTGGCCCTCAATCCGCTAAAGGTCGCGTCTCGGTTGGGAGCCCGCCCGTGGAGTTAACTCGCCTCTGCATTGCCGAGGCTAGCATCAGGAGCCACGGGCGGGCCTAAGAGCTACGCACCGCTGACTAGCCTGTACTCTGACCACTCGGCTGGTGCGCCCGGATGCTCCACGGCGCTATCATTCAGCCATCTGTCCCATTCCGCCCGAATCTCAGGAGTGTTATCTTCCCCGGTCTGATACGTACCGACCAGATTACCGTCCTGGTCGAGATAGTCGATCTGAATCGTATTAGCCATCTGTATCCCCTGATTCCCTTTCCCGGCCAGACCCCGCTGGCCACGGGTGCGCCCTATGCGCCAGTTACCTGCTGGCTTGAATCGCGTCGTGAAAGTCAGCCCAGGAAATTTGTTCCTGCTCCGCACGCCCGAGATCATTGTAGGCTGTTTCAGTCCACTCTTTATCGAGTTCCGCGTCACCAAACTCCTCATTGTACAAACATGCTAATTCTTGAACTTCTTCAACATTCATACTGTCCTCGCTGTGCGTGTTAGCCCTGTCGCGCTCGCCCTCATCACAGTAATACTCTAGCACGGACGCGAGAGATTGTCAATAACTATTTCGTGGGCGTGAGAGATTTTTTAGGGCGACCATTCTTTCGGTTTCGCAGGCGCGCTAAGTGCTTTCGTTGCACGGTATAGACGGGGCCGAATTTTTGGTGCGGAATCCGCCCCTCACGGATGAACTGGCGCATCCGGTCGGCGGAGACGCCTACTATGCTTGCGGCCTCGTGGACGGTGAGCGTGTCGTGCATAGTATCTATATACAATATAGATACTCTCTCGTCAAGAAAATACTTCGAGCGTACGTGACTTTTTCTGTTGACAATCTCTCGCACGTGCGCTATAGTTCTAATCGTGACAAGAGCAACGAGTGACGGGAGAGAGAAATGGGTAAACGAGAAAACGAGTACGATTTTGTTGGGGGACACAGCGAGGAATGTACCAGCGAGTTCGCCCCAGACTATTTCCACTTCGATTCTTCGAATTGCTCAGCGTGCGCGGCGACAGTCGCACGTCTGAGAGCGGAGCGTGAGCATACTGATCATGTCAGTGTCCAAGACGCGGCAAATTGTGAGATTTGCAACCCGAAAGGATTGCTGCTGTATGAATACAAGTTCTGTCTCGACGCGGGAATTGACCCCCGCCAAGGCCCCGACGACCCGCGTTTTGTTGAGGCGGTGAACGCTGAGCGCGACCGGCGCTTAGCAGAACTGCGCGAGGATGCAGATGCGCGACTCGCCTAACGTCGTACCGGAGATCGACGCCGGATATCTTTGAATCGCCTATGGGCGTAAAAAGGGAGAACGAATATGCCATTTACTATTCAATTGGGATTTACAAGCTACAATGAACGCGGACTCACGGCGCTTGACTTTTGTCGGCGTGTACAGATCGAGGATTCGACGTGGGTAATGCTCCGCGACACATCGTCAAACCAAGCAGGGGCAATCAACGCAATCGCTTTCGTGGACGAAGGATTTGCGCGAGTCTACTTTGATTCGTGGGCCACCAACTCTGTCGTGACTGTTCCGGAAAGGTTTTTGGTGCCAGGTGACGTTGAGTGGGTCAAGACCGAGGACGGCGAGCGAATGAACCAATATGCGGTTACTTGGTCCTCTGCGATTAGCCCTGAGCGGATAAAAGCGCTGTACTGTTCAGTGCGATACGATGCGCTCAGAGCCCAAATTTCACGGCTTGAAGATATTGTTGAAAAACTCAGATCAGAACAACCACGCTGACGAACCGTAAGCGGCGAAACCAGGCTACGGCCTGGTCCGTGGAGGACGGAAATGGTTTATTGCAGAATTTGCGGAGCGGAAGAACAAGTCGCGTATCGCGAACGGTCGCGGATGATGCTGTGCCCCTGGTGTCACGACGCGACACCAGAGAAGGCGACCTATCGCGAGTTTCTTGCACAGACATTCAAAACTGACAGCCCGACCGCGCTGATCTTTTTTGACGATTACAAGCACTCGAATTTTGGCTCAGTCGCCGAATATTGGGAGTCCTGTAATGACTGATCCGCACCAAATCTCCGCACTATACCTGAGCCGATACGCAGCCGGCCACGCTCCCGGCTGCCCTCTTTCAATTCCGGAGATTCGCAGTTCTACTACTCGGGCTCAGTGCGAGTGTGTAGATTTGCAGCAGCAGGACCACGAACAGGTTGCTGCTATTTGCAACACGTTCGCTCCGTAGTGCTGGAATATAAGCACTTACAGAGAGAACGAAAGTTGCGAATAGAATAATTATGAATACGCAAACACAAACCGAAAAAGGACTTGAGATTTGGCATTGCCCGAATTGTTTGGTGATGCCGGTCGGCGTGCACTACGCTACGTGCAATGAGGAGCAGACTAACCCCTGCGCGTGGTGTCAGCGAGACGCTGGCGTACAATCATCGGGCTCGCACGGGATTTGTGCGAGACACCAGAAAGAAGAGTTGCAGAAATTTTTCGCGGCGAGGGTATCATGAATGGCCAATGCGACGGCTGCGGTCGCTGGGTTGATTGCGATGAGCTTGAGTCGCGAATCTCCTACGGCTGCGAGGGGAGTTTCTGCGCGACCTGTAGGGGACAGAAAGAAAAGGAGACGACATGAAAAGTTTTGAACCAACGCACGAAATGTTTAATGATTGGCAGAAAAATACTCAGAAATCCGCGTATCGCTAGGCTGCGCTCGGGGCCTTGAACACGAGGCGGACGGCGCCGGGGTAATCTGTGTTGCTACGCCAGTTTACGTTTCAAACGGGCGCCTTGCTGGAACTAGCGCGCACGCTGGTTTTGTTGTCCGGCTTCCTTTTGACGCGCTTGTTGAGGGCGGATTTTCGGAAAACGAAATCTGGCTGAGTCAGGGCGCGAACGAAGCAACCCGAATAGACGAAACTGGGCCGGTCTGTAAAGACTGCTGTTTGGCCGCAATGCCTCGCGAAGAAATGGAGGCATTGCAGGAAACCGACGAAAGCGGTCAAGCGTGCTGGTCTTGTTCTCAGATGATTCGTGAGGGATGGGAGGAAGAATGAGACTCGTATTTACCGATCTAGACGGATTCAAAGTCTACCGCGATGAGCGGGGAGACTTAGTTGATCAATCTGGCCGGCTTCTGTCGACAGAGGCTGAGGCCAATATTCGCGTTGCCATCGGGGAATGGCAATGCACTGGGGTGATCTATGAGTAGAGACAGGGTAGTCGATGTGGATCTGTTCGCTGAAATGATGGTGGCTCTCAAAGTTGAGAATGAAGAGAGTCAGCAGCGTGGTATTTATGCGGGGACGCCTGGTCGATGGGCGAGCCTAATTCGCAGACTGGAGGAATTATGATCGTCAGAGGTGCTGACCTGAAAGTCGGGGACACTATTGAAGTGTGGTGGCTTCCCCACCGAGACACCATAACCGGCCTGCGCCCTTATGACGGCCCGCTCAATTACCTTTGGCCCGATGGTGCGCGCCTCGCGGAGTTCGCCCTCAATCAGTGCGGCATGACCATTCCCAACGAAGAGAGACTGGAGAAACTATGATTACAATCGGTAGCAGGGTGAGAGCCACCGCGACGTTCGCCGCAGACAGCGGCGTTGGGACCGTCATCGGTATCACCGATAGCGGCCGGTACGTGGTCAAGATCGACACCGGCCGCTACATCAGCCTGCCAGCCTCCCAACTCACGCTAACCGACGCCCCGTGCGCCTGGTGCGAGCAGGAACAGGGGATTCGGACGGTCGGGTCTCACTCGATCTGTCTGAGACACGAGGTTGAGCAGATCGAAAAGATTGACAAGGTGGTGAGGCGGTGACCGAAGAACAAGCGACCCTTGAATCTATCCAGAGCGGATTGGAGGCCAACGCCGCGATGTTGGGGCAAGCAGCAGCCCAGCTTGCAGCCGAAGGCGATGCTGATCGAGCAGGGGCTATCGCCCGCCGTGCGGCAGGCTACGGCTTGACCGCGCTGAGAATGAGAGAAGACATTCCCCAATGAAGAGGGGGCAGAAAATTTAGGCGATGGAGGATGGAACATGGCACGAGAAACTATAGCGAAAGCTGAATGTGGCGACGAATACCGCGTTGCGCTAATACTGACCTGCTCGGAAGAGGGCATCGTAGGGCTACGACGCAGACCTTACGAGGCAGAGGTTAGCTTTGAGTTCGACTCAGCGCGCGAGGCGGCCTCATGGGTACGCGAAGTCCACGACGATGACTGTGATTGCGAGGAGCGATCATGCCTGTAATATTGATGGACAGAGAACACGAACAAACCGTGTGTGCGGAGCACTGCGGCAAACCAATGTTTATGTCCGGTGATCGCATCTGGTGTAGCGTGATCGGGTGTGATTACATGATCAAATTCGAAGTTTACTACGAAGTAAAAAAATGATCATAAGAGGACTTGTCATTCATCAACCCTGGGCCTGGGCAATCATTCACGGCCCGAAGCGCATCGAAAACCGGGGATGGTCAACCCGCTATCGGGGCTCACTGGCTATCGTGGCTGGCCATAGCCGCGACAGTCTCGTTCAAGGCCGAGCCTTTCTTGAAGAACGGGGCATAGAAGTACCTCGCGACGAAGACTTGGCCTTCGGCTGCATTCTCGGCGTCACTGCGGTGCGGGACTGTCTGCCGTTAGCTGAGTGTCCACCGGACCCATTCGCGCGCGGTCCGTTCTGCTGGCTCCTGACCGAGCCTGCTGCTCTCGATACCCCCGCGCCCTTCCGCGGTATGCCGGGCCTCTTCCCGGTCCCATTGGAAGCTTGCTGGTCGAATAAACGCTGGTAGGCAATGTATCTCTCCTGCTTCGCGATTCCTCGCGAAAGCAAGAATTTTTCCTTATCAAATCTGGTAGGAAAAACCACCACAAAATAAGTTTCGGTATCGAGGTTCCCGCCGGCACTGCTATCTCTCTTGGTGTGCACTCCCTTGCGTCCCTCGACTATCTTATTCAGCACTTCGGCATCTCTGACGACCGACTCTGGTGCGTCAGAAAATAACCACGACAGTTCTGAATCATCAGGGAACCAAGTCTCAAGCTGGACCACGTCTATACCTGCAAGATCGGTATCAAGCTCGCCCTCAAGCAAAGAGGTGTGGAGCATATCAAGGTCGTATTCGCCTTGTGCCCGCTCGTTGTTCAGCCGGACCATTACGTTGACTTCATCTCTGGGATCGATATCAACATAGCTGACCGTCAGATCGTAATCGCGGTGCTTATTTTTTCGATCAAGCCACTCGACTCGCTGATGGCCGGACAAAATAAATCCCGTCGTGCGATTAACAGTGATGGTTTCAAGCAGGCCGTACTTGTCGAGACCGCGCTCCAGTTCTGCTCGGGCTGCGTCGTTGATCAAACGGGGATTCTTCGGGTGAGGTTTGATTGCTTGTCTGCTCACGGTCTCTACGTTGATCGGCTGCAATGATGCACGCTTCCGCATAAGGGAATACCTCCAGGTATCGTTTCCAATCTTCTGGATAATACTTCTTCAAATATCGAAATGTCTCAATGTGAAAATCAATCCCGCCTTGTTCTTTTCTGCCGAACTCCGGTGGTTTAGGAATGCGATGCAGCCTAAGATACGACAGAACGTCAGGGCGATTCCACAACCAGATCGGGTAGATAATCCGACTCTTGAAATTACACCCTCCGCATTGTCGGAGCATTGCACGTCTCGGAAGAGAATCTGAACAACGTTTGCCGCTTGCAATCCAATCTATGCCAGTCTGTCGGCGAATAAAATCTTCCATATCGGTCCCGGTGACTTTCGGAATCTCGTCAAGCGCGGCCCAGTGAGGCTGTAAAAGAGCGTGCTTGAATACCTCCGATAGATCGGGGGCTGGCAAACGAATGATGCTTACTCCGTAGCGATGCTCGGCGCGCTTCAGCATTCGCTCTGCAATATCTAGGTTCGGCACCCGGTAAAAATAATAGGGTTGAACTCGATCAAAGATGTCTGCACATAGATCAAGAACCACACTTGAATCTTTCCCACATGAATAAGGCACAAGGATCGAATCGGTTTGAACTCGGACAAGTTTGAGGGCCTCGCGTGCGGCCTGAAGGATCATTTCTTTTTATTCCTCTTTTGTTTTCTGACAACAAACACTCCGGCCTTGCAGACCGAATGCCGGGGCGGGGCGATTCTTTGGCGTGGTTTCTTTGATTTCATACCGGCGATTGTAGCACACGCGAGTTGAGATGAGACAAATCTGCTTGGTCGATCAGATGGAAATGGTCTGTGAGATTCCAGCTCTCTGAGTCGGCTATCCCGACATCCGAAGGAGATTGATAAATGCGCTCCAAAGCCACGATACAAGATTTTGCCTTTATATATGAGATGGCTTTATTGTCCCGTGTGTGAAAGGAAGATCAACCTATCTAGAGGCGGACATATCGTTTCACACGGGAAACATCATGGTTGTTCTGGCACTGGCGTACACGTGAGCGAGTTGCCCTTTGCGCCGGCACATCTTAAAGCAATTTATGGTTAAATGTCCGCGAGAAGAGAGGAATTTATGAGGGATAACTTACATCCAGAATTAAAAGCAGAATTAGAGAAACAAGCTTTGGTCGTTTATCACTTATCTCTTAAACGAGTTGGGCGAGCTTGTCCCAAATGGGCAAAATGTAGGTGGAAATATAAGAAATTACTCATTCGTATTTATATGAGGGCGCAGATCAAAAACCACTTCAGCACAGCATACGGCCGGGCGCGGAAACAATATCACGTTGATCATATCATTCCTCTGAAAGGAGATGGTGTTTGCGGCCTGCACGTCCCCTGGAATCTACACGTTATAGAAGCAACAATAAACATGGCAAAAGGCACAATGATTGTTGATGAGTATCTTGACAAGGACTCGGTAACAACAAAGAATGCGCACTTGGCAAAGGTCCAGGCGCGTCAAGAAGATATGGAGCGGCACCAGCGGCAAAAACGCGCTCGGCGATTAGCCAAAAGGGTGTTAAAGAAAGCAGACGCACTGTCGAGGTTCTAGTTGTAAGCGATGTAATCAAAGGTAATCATTCAAAAATTACTTAAGGAGAAAAGTGTCTAAGGTGATTGACATCTTGACACGATGTGACTACGATGTGGCACGTGAAACAGTCAATCCATTTCAGGCTCGCAGAAGATGTGTTACACATCGTAGACACAATGGCTACTGAATGGCGAGTCGGGCGGACGCCGGCACTGGAGAGAATCTGTCGGGAATACGCGCGGGATGGAGGAATGGAAGACTCGCCGCCCGTGCCGGGGCAAGCGGAGGGTGCCTCGACAGGGGCGGTGGCTGAAACAGGCCGTCCAGGTTCGAATCCTGGTCCCGCGACTAATGATGTCAAGAACTGTCCAGCCTGCAAGACTATAATAGAATCCTGGCGCAAGCCAATCCGCAAACGGAAGGATGCGAAGAAGAAATGACAAAAATCGTTATTGAGGATGATGAGTCCTCTGTAGAATTGCAGTCCAGTCTTGCGCCAGAGTTGGTCAGTAATTATCTGGTCAACGCGAACGTCGGGCAGACTGTTCAAGGAGAGATTCACAAAGTCAGTTCGGGCCTGGAAAGAAATGAGTAGCCGGTGATCCTATGACAGATGAGAAGAGAGCAATTGAAGCAGCCATCAATTTTGCATATCGGGAAACTGATAGAAACTCCTTGAGTGTTGGCGACCTGGTCATTGCTAAGGGGCACAGTGTAATCCAAAAGATCATTTCCATTGAGGGTGACCAAGCGCAGATATCTGATCGTCAAACATTGGCATTAGTTCCGCTATCCGATTTGGCCCTGCTAAAGTTGGCCGAGATGCAACTGCTTATTAATGGAAGGTCAAGTTGTAATCATAGGAAGCTTAACGATATTTTTCATTCACTCTGGACGAAAGCGGTAGGTCAAGACCGATACGACAAGAAGGAGTGGCAGGAGTTCCGGGAGTTGCTGAAGAAGAACGGAATTGACGTATAAGAATTTTTTCTACGAAGTAAAACGGAGAAACCATGTCAACTAAACAAAATATTTGGGTGTTTTTCGATGGGCGCACAAACCCTGCCACGATCCACAGATTCGCGGAAGACGGGACGCCGAGCGCGGTTGTTATCCATGTAATCCGCGATCAGCAAGTGGATTCGGACGCGAAGGGCCACCGAGTTGAGGAGGTGATTCTTGCCGGGGCGGGTAATACTCCAGCACTGACCCGGCTGAACCCCGGTTGGGCCGGGGAAGATTGGTCGTTAGGTCGCATGCCGCACGGCTTGCTATACGTTGAAGAGGAGCAGACGAGAGACCCTCACTCGGAGTTGGCAGCGGCTGAGCGTAAACGAATAGCGGCATTCACTGGTATAGAGCCGCCCCCCGAATGGGGGACGAATGCACCAGGGGGCTCGCCTCCGCAAGCCGAGCCGGTCACACCGACTGAGCCAGAGAAGCAGCAGGTTCATCCTGCTGATACGAACGAGGATGGCGTGATTAGCCGGAAGGAGCGGCGCTTGTACAGACAGGAGCACCCAGACGAGACGCTGCCCAGCGATTCACCGGGATCGACGCCCCCGTTTGCGCCGATCAAACAGAAAGAGTAGTCTTGCGGGATGGACACACTGCTACTCTTAGTACTCTGGCTACTCGGTGTTGTTCTGAGTGAATAGGACACCCCGAAATGGGGACTTGCACAGCATGATATTATCTGAGCATCAACTCCTTTTCTTTATCCTAACGGCCGCAACAAAGAGGGCGGGTGTCAGGGACAGCACCCGCCCCTATTTTTGTTATCTAAAGGAGATTTAGAAAAATGACCGATAGAATCAACGGTTGCACTGTGATCTTTGATCGCGAGATTCGCATAGATGACGCGGAGTATCTCTTGAATGCGATCAGGATGATCAAAGGCGTGAAGATAGTTCAGCCTGTGATCAACAACTCATCTGATCATATAATCGAGACAAAATTGATACGAGAGCTTGAAGAGTATTTGGTCTGGGCCGCTCAGAACTTCGCGAAGTATCGCAATCAATAACTGATCGAGTCTTGGGAGTTAGTATGAACCATAGAATCGAGGTACTCATTGACATACCCCAACTGAAACAATGGAATCAATCCTTCGTACACATAGCGTCAGATATTGTTTATTCGGGTAGTGGACAATGGCTGATAGAGATGATCAAATCTCCTGTTCAGCATTTCGATATAAATCAGCCAATTGATTGTGTTGATTTATTTGGCAAATGGTATGCTGCCTTTACTGACCGATTTGGTAATGATCCTGACGGACTCACGATTTATTGGCGTCAGTACCCCATATTGATTATTGATCCTAATGAGGGTGATTCGTTTGTTAGGAATCAGAACGCCGTAGCTATTTATGCTCGGTGTGCAGTCAACAAGGCTCGTCCAGTTGACTTCTGAAGTACAATAGAACGCAATGCCGAAATCTAAAAAACCTCTTGTGGCGCATGATCGCAGACCGACAAGAAAGGTAGGCCGGCCTTCACTATTTCAAACTCCCATCGTCGAGAAGCTGATCAAAAATATTCGTGTTGGAATGAAGTATCACGATGCTTGTGCCGCAAGCGGAATCAGCTACGATACTTTTCGCGCCTGGATGAGAACGGCTGAGAATATTCTCAAGGAACATCAAATACAGCTACCGACTCGCGGACAGGAGTTTCATATACCAGAAGAGCTGATAGGTGACGGCAATCCCTATGTCCAATTCTTCAACAAGGTGCATGAAGCAGCCTATTCTGGACTCGCTCAAAACCTCCATATCATACAGTCTGCGGGCCGTGGAAAACCCATTCTTGACGAGGACGGAAAGATCATTGGCTATGAGAATGGAGACTGGCGAGCGGCGGAAGCGCTGATCAAAATGCGCTTCCCACAATACAACAAACAAGTGCAAGAGTTGAGCGGTCCCGAAGGTGGCCCGATACAAACTCAATCAATTCCTGCGGACCCAGTGCTAATCGCAAAAGTCTGCTACAAGAAATCTCGTGAGGCAGGACTCTCCCACAAGGAAACCATGGAGAAACTTCGCGGGCTTGGCTTCGAGGAAACAGATTTGGAGGGGCTTGGAGAATGAGCGGTGGAAGCTATCGTCATATGTGTCATCAGGACGGAGAAGACCTTCTCAGGTATGAGAAGCAATTAGCTCGCATGGCTACGGCGCTCAAGGGTGTAGGTGCTCTAAATCTAGCAGACCGTACACAAGAACTGGCCTCTTATCTAGAAGATTTCAGAGAACTAGTAGAAACTAAGACACGAGAGTTGCGTGAGGCATGGCGAGTTATTGAATGGCGTGACTCTGGTGACCTTGATTACGAGCAGGCAGCACGAATTGTTCAAGAGGAGTTGCTAAGTCAGAAGCTAAAAACGCAATGAACATCCTGCACATCATTGGTTCGGAAGTCACTGCCTACCACATTGCGAAATCCCAACAATCTGACCACGCGAGTTTTTTAGAGAGCAAGGAGGCTGCGGAGCGGAGCCTCTCAGAATTTATTCTTCAGGGCTGGCACGTGCTTGAGCCAGCGACCGCATACATCAAGTCTTGGCACATAGAAGCGATGTGCGAGCACGCTGAGGCAATCAGCAAGGGCCAACTCACTAAGCTAGTCGTAAATGTCCCTCCAGGACTGATGAAATCGTTATGTTGGTCCGTGTATTGGCCGGTTTTTGATTGGATACACAATCCGTGGCGTCGGTTCCTGACTGCGAGTTATGCTATGCCTCTTTCGACTCGTGACGCAGTAAAATCTCGCTGGCTCATCCAGTCTAAGTGGTTCCAAGATCGTTGGGGAAGTAGCTTCGTCCTCACATCCGATCAGAATCAGAAGACTAGCTATACGAATGATCATAGAGGGTTTCGCATAGCTGCCTCCGTTGGCGGTGCCACCGGCGAGCGCGCCCATATTCGTATTCTTGATGATCCTCATAATATCGAAGAGGCAGAATCCGATACGATCAGACACGGTGTCATAGATTGGGTAAAGGGAACCTGGGCGTTGCGTGGTTCATCAGCCGACGCTCCAGAGGTAGTAATCATGCAGAGACTACATCAGGAAGATGTGAGCGGGTTTTATCTCGAGAAACTGGGTGGGTACGAACATCTGATGTTGCCAATGAAGCTTGACCCTAAGCGGCGGTGCTTCACGTCTATTGGTTTCAAAGACCCACGTGAGAATGCGGGAGAGTTGTTATGTCCCGATCGGTTCAACGCATCAGCCGTACAAAGCATGGAAACCATTCTTGGAGTGTACGGAGCGTCCGGCCAACTCCAGCAGCAGCCCGCGCCACCAGGCGGTGGAATTATCAAACGACACTGGTTTCGATATTGGCAGTTTAAGGATTCAAATCTCCGTCTGGTTAAGGTCGAACAACTAGACGGAACATTCAAGGATTATCAAGCCGTGGTGTTACCTGACCGATTTGATGAAATGATTCAGAGTTGGGATATGAGTTTTGACGATGTCCAGTCCTCTAAGAGTGGTAATCCTGATTTTGTTGCCGGCCAGGTATGGGGAAAGCTTGCAGCCGATAAATTCCTGATCAATCAGAGGCGCGGTCAATGGGATTTCGCTGCGACATGTGAACAAGTACAGGCGATGTGCAGAGACTACCCGAATGCAATCGCAAAGATTATTGAAAAGGCGGCGAACGGCTCTGCGGTTGCGAGTAGTTTAAATCACAAGGTCAGTGGATTGATAGCGCTCCCCGCTGATGGGGGAAAGATCGCGCGTATGTACGCCGCAAGTCCGGAGATTCAATCAGGGAATGTTTATCTACCTCACCCTGATCTGTACTGGTGGGTAGAGCCGTTCATTCAACGAACGTGTATGTTTCCCTACGCTGATTACGATGATGAGCAGGATGCTATGACTCAGGCATTGAAGCGGCTCCTGAATAGCTGGGATTGGGCATAGGTATCGAAAGATTCTGCTTTCTATGTAGGGTTAGTAGGGTTTATACTCCGCGTGAAAGGAAGCGACGATGGAATCACTTAGACTTGTTCGACTGTATGATGTAGCGGGCAACGATGTTACCGATATCCGTCTTGCGGAAACGTCGAACACAGGTACGTTTGCTGCACAGCGTCAAGAGCGTGATGATCCTACCCCGCCGACGCTCTTCGATTTTCCAGTGGTCTTTAATAGCAATCTGCCTCCCAACATCATCAAGCTATCAAACGGGACAACGGACATTGCTATTAAGTTCGATTTGAAATCATTGAAGACGCCAGGAAATGACGAAGCCGATACAATGTGTAATGCTGTGGAAGCCTGGATGAACCAACCGGACTAATGAAATTCTTCACCTCAGTTAAAGCCAAGACTCAATCGCTTGACCGTGTTCACGAGCTAAGCATTCCTCGTTTCCTTGCGCTAAAGGCCAAGCTGACTTTCTCGAATTGGTTCTCTGGCTGGATAGGTCAATCACAGTCCGGCGCTCCTATCTGGCCGTGGAGATTCGCCAACTCTCGAATTGATTATTCGGCTGAAGTGGGAGACCTGCGCCTCTCATCTCTCGTGATGTCCGGTGTAGGCTGGGTTGAGCGCAACTTGAATTCTGCCAGGCTTCAGGTTGTTGAGATTGGCAGTGACCGCAAAGAGACTGAGGTTGAAGACAGCCCACTGATCGATCTATGGAATGAGCCCAACGAGTATTACGACTCAAGCACACTGCTTGATGGAATCGCCTTAAGCTGGCTCACCTTTGCTACGGCCTACATCCTCAAGATTCGCACTGGCTCAGGCGATCTTATGAGCACGGCGGGACGTGTGCGTGAATTATGGTGGGAACCTCACTGGTCGATTCGCCCGCGCTGGCCGCAGAACGGCACCGAGTTCATTTCTTACTACGAGATTTATCGTAACGGTCAATATGTTAAGGTGCATCCCGACAACGTAATCGCAATTCGATACGGGATAGACATGGATACGCGATGCGGGATGAGCCGTATGTCCTGCCTGCTTCGTGAATTCTACACAGATCAGCAAGCATCGGGGTTGATGGCCGTGCTTCTCAGGAATGGTCTTGTGCCGCCGCTAGTCGTCTCGCTCGGGGACAGCAATACGCCGTTCACGGGCAGTACCTCTGCTATTAAGGAGGAGCTTGTCAGAAAGATGACCGGTGACTCTGCCGGCGAGCCGCTTGTCATTTCCGGAAGGGCGCGGGCTGAGAAGCTCGGCTACGACTATTCGGGATTTGGCTTCCGTGAGATTCGCAAGGTCCCGCAGGAATTGTTCTGCTCAGTGATGGGCATCTCGCCTATAAGTCTCAACTGGACTGGTGAGACGCGAGACACATTCGATAATGTGCGTCAGTACCTTGCGAACGACTACCGAAGTTATATCGTTCCTCTGCATAGCAGGATTGCCAGAGCCCTCAAGAAAAATCTGCTTGGTGAGTTTGGGTTCACGGATGATCTTGAGGTTAGATGGGACTATAGCCAGACACCGCCAATGCAACGAGACAAGGCGGCTGACTCAAAGATCGCAACCGAGCAGTGGCAGGCGAATGGAATTACGCGAGGTGAGTATAGAGAGGCAATCGGTTATAAGCCTGATCCTGTACGTGACGATGTTTTCTTTGCCGATGTGAGCGCCGCTGGCAGTCCATTCGATCTTGGCTTACCGGAACCAGAATCAGTTAATAACAAGCGATTCTTGAAAGCACGCCCAACAAAGAAGGACAAAGAGGAAGGCGCCGAGTGGTGGAGAAAGAATCCTTACATCCCAGATGACGCAAAAGACCTGATTGATGCGGATGTAGAACCGGTGAAACCGAACGGAGGTACTAGATGAGTATCCGAAGTATTAAACACCTCGTAGATTATACAGTGCAGATACATCAGATCGATAGCCCTAACGGACAAATAGGATATCTGCTAATTATGCCTACTCCCGTGTCTCTTGAAGAGTGTGAGGCGCTAAGAGACAAATTTACCGAGCGGTTCGGAGTGAAATGTATGGTGATGTCGCCTAGCCATTCTTTTTTGTCTCCCTTGGTGATCAGTGAGCCAAGGCGTCAGTCATGGCTGCAACGGCTTGCGTCTGTTTTTGATAGATGCCCCACTTGCGGCTAAGCGATGCCCTACCGATGGAATCCCGAGAGACGAGTCTACATCACGGAGCGTGGCAAGCAGGTTCCGGCCTCGCAAATCAGAGAATGGATAGATGCCGCCGTTGATGGAACAAAAGAGCGAGTCGCGGCGATAACCCAACGTCTTGTAAATGGAGAAATCAATACCTCCGAATGGTATTTCCAGGTGCGAGACGAAATTAAGCCGATGCACATGGCCATGACTCAACTCGCCGCTGGAGGGAATAAACAAGTTACTCAGGTAGAACTGGGGCGGTTAGGGGCGCGCATGAGAAGCGAGACGGGATATCTACGCAATCTGGCGAATGAAATCGACAGCGGAGACGTAGAGTTGAATGACGCTCTAATCAGTAGGGCAACTCTATATGCGGACTCAGGCGTGGGGACATACGAAGGCGCACGACGCGGCGGAATGCTTGACGCGGGATTCTCTGAAGAAAAGAATATCCTTGAACGCGGAGCACAACACTGTGATGGCTGCATCGCCGCGACGAAAGAAGGATGGGTAGAGATAGGAACTTTGCCGGCGATTGGTGCAAGAACATGTTTGGCTAGGGATCGATGTGCATTGGTTTATAGATGACTTCAGCACTCATAAAACGCACTCCAGAACTCTTATCGCGAAGGGATCGTCTGCGCGCTTATTACAGTAAGTTGAGTGGCGAAATCTGGATTGTTCCTAACGTAAGAAGAGTTGCCGAGCTGTTCAACACGGGAATCAATAATCTTACCCTGGTTCGCCCGCCTAACCACCAATGGGACACGATAGCGGTCTATTGCCGACATAACCATTTCACGGATGTGAAGCGACAGATTGCCTATCGTGACATCACTGTGATGCTGGAAATACTACTAGACGAGCTTGGTATCTGTTATGGGTTCGCTGGTAGGTGTCCGCTATCTAAGTGTCGCCGGGTTTATTATGCAGAGCCGACCGTCACGATGCTTGAATTGGTCGGGTTAAGAGGCAGAGTCTTGAAGCAATAGGGAGCCCGCGCATACCGAAACCCAACAGGAAACGGACACCGGTTGCCGGGCTCTCTAGATTTTTCTGCGTGACAAAATCCCAATCTCGTGTAATATTTGGCTCAATCCTGTTGGGGCAAACTTGAGCGTGAGGCTCTTGAATGCCTGATGACGTGCTGCTCTACTTCGGTGATTGCGTAAAAGCTCTAGACGACAAGGGCCGCGTAGGTGGTTATCTCGTTAGATTCAAGGTCGGTGATCATAAAGACCTGAGCGGTGATTATTTCACGGTAAAAAGCTACCTTGGGCCAAATGACGGCGACGGCCAGGAATGTATCTTCGAGCATGGCTTTCCAATCCTGCCAGACGACACTAAGTCGGTTGATGCTACTACGCTCAAGACGATAGAGGCGCTTGCAGACCGGACCTTCAAGCCTCTGAAAACCAAACGCGATGCAATAGGAATCTGGGCGGAGACAGTCCTTAATATCGCCGACGATTATGAGAAGGCGGTTTTTGGAGCAGTCAAGGCTGGTAAGATCGGTTGGTCATCGGGCGCACCCGGACATAGAGTAAAGCGCGCTGATGATGGCTGGCTATCACGTTGGCCGATAGCAGAGGGAAGTCTGACTCCCCGCCCGATGGAGCCGCTCAATAGAGCAATAACGGTAAAATCTCTAGCCGGCATCAAGCTCACCAAAATCGAAGAAGAGGAAGACAAGGAAGAACTAAAGCTGGAGGGCGAGGAAGACGAAGAAAAGTATTCCAAGAAGCCTAAGAAGCCAATGAAGACCCTCGCGGAGCGGCTCACCCAATACGTTGATGATCTTGTTGATGATGGCAGACAACGTGTTGATATCGTTAAGAGTCTTGCACGTGAGGCGATGACCGACGAAGCAGACATTGAATCTATCCTGAAGGGCGAAAAGAGGCCGTCTATATCCCGATTGAAGGCCCTGTCTCGCGGGCTCGGAATTAAGTATGAAACTCTGAAGGAATTTGCTGAAGAGCAAGCAACTCCCAAATCACTCAAGGGAATGTTTGAGGATCAACTCGAAGAGCAGGCTTATACGAGTTGGCAGCTATGGAATGTCTATTGTGACGTTGTAAGGAAACTTGCAATGGCAGCGGCCGGCAATGCGGCTGCGGGAACCGAGTTTGACCTAGCTCCGTTATTGGAAGAAGCGACGAACGAATATCACAGCAGATTAGTTATGCTGGTCCAGGGCCAGATCGAGGACTATGTTGAGACTGGTGGGGACCGCGAATTTTATTTGAAAGCTCTTATCAATCCGAGTGAAGAGGATATCCTTTCCGCTCGGAGTATTGATATCGACGATCACTCCTCAATGGTGGTATCCGCCACGAAGGGAATTGTTGCGCGCTACAAAGCTAACCATGGAGCGCGTGTAAAGGCGGGTCGCGTTCTCTCTGAAAAGAATCGTTCCAGGCTGATGACTCTTGTTGAATCAATGCAAGGCGCGTTAAACGACTGCCAAGCGTTGCTGGAAGAGTCGAAGCCGATGGCGGACGAAACGGAGAAACGCGCAATGTTGTCGCAGTCTCTAAGACTTCAGCATAGAGCGCGACAACTCGTAACCATTTAGGAGATATTCATGAAAACAGATAAGCGACGTGAGGAGCTTAATCAGTGGCTCACTGATATAGCGACCAAGAACAACCAGGTCCAAGCAATTTTTGATGCGGCTGATAAAGCAAGCCGGTCAGAAACCGATGATGAAATCAAGCAAGTAAAAAGTCTCAACAAGGAAATTGAGGAACTGCAAGAAAAGGCCGGTTCCTTGAAGGAAATCCTTGGTCTGCGGGACGAGACTAAAGCTCGTAACGATGATCTTACAAAAACAAATCGACCGCCTTTCAGCGGTGCTGACCCTGATGCTCAGACCCGGATGAATCCGTTCAAATCATTGAGCGATATCGTCCTTGAGGATGAGAACTTCAAGGGTTGGCGGGAGCAGAATCAACAGGGCTTCAAGAGCGGCGCTCAAAGGACGATCAACTCTCCGCAGGTCCAGGTGAAAAGCCTACTTCGTCGGCGATACAGCGAATCTCAGATAATGGAATATTTGAAGGCTGTTATCACCGGGGCTGGATCGACAACCGGCGGGCCGTTTGTGTTCCCTGACTTCAAGCCGATTGTGGATGAGTCCTACCGGCGCCCACTGAACATCCGCGATCTGATCACCATCGGTGAGACAAGCAGCGACACTGTCGAGTACGTGCGGATAACCGGTGTCACTAACGCGGCTGCGCCAACTGCTGAAGCAACCGCGACGGGTGACGGAAGTGGCGCAAAGCCCGAATCAGCACTGGCCACCCTGCGCGTGTCGGAGACAGTGAAGACAATCGCGCATTGGATTCCGGTTACCACGCGCGCGCTGGCAGATGCGGGCCAGCTTCGGACCTACATTGATGCCTTTCTCCGGTATGGAGTAGAGGAGGAGCTTGAAGACCAGATTCTCACCGGCAGTGGGAGCGGTGAGAACTTCTCTGGTGTCCTCACTGTATCGGGCACCACAGCGCAGGCGTTCACAACTGATATTGTGACGACGACCCGCAAGGCTCGAACTAAAGTCCGTGTGACCGGGCGCGCGATGCCGACAGCCTGGGTCATGCATCCGAACGACTGGGAGCAGTTCGACTTGCTCAAGGACAATGAAGGTCGGTTCTATTGGGGCGGGCCTCGCACTGAAGGCGAGCCGCGACTGTGGGGATTGCCGGTCATTGAGTCAGAGGGAATGACGGAGGGCACCGCCGTTGTAGCTGACTGGAAGCTGGCCGTTCTCTGGGACCGAATGGAGACAGCAATCTCGATGAGCAATTCTCATTCCGACTTCTTCGTGCGAAATTTGGTCGCAATACTTGCAGAAATGAGGGCTGCCTTTGGTTTGCTCAGACCCAAAGCATTCGTTTTAGCCGATTTGACTGCGTGATAAGAAGCTGACTGCATAATTAAGCGCGGCGATACGGCCCGCCAAACTTGGAGGAAACATGTCAACACTGAATAGCAGAGCATTACGGACAGTCGAAGCGAAAACCGCTGACTACACCGTAACCACAAATGATGTCGGCAAGACGTTCACCAACACTGCCGCGTCGGGAGCTGTCACCTTTGCCCTGCCAGCGGCGACTGTAGGTCAGTGGTATCGCTTCGTAGTCAAGGCTGCGCAAGAGCTACGTCTCGATCCAAACGGGACCGAGACAATCTCGCTACCTACTGGCGTGCAACAAGCGGCCGGCAAGTACATCACTGCCAACGCAATCGGGGAGCGCATCTCAGTCGAATGCGTCAAGGCCGGTGAATGGGAGACCACGGAAGATGTTGGTACTTGGGGAGCAGAGTCCTAGAATCGCACAAGCATAACAGGCAGTCCGTAGACTGCCTTGTTTAAGGAGAAACGACTATGGGGTATCTTGACCCGACGGCCGGCCAAGCCCGCGAGAGCGGCACCGGTTTCGCGACAGCATCAGCCAGACCGCTCCAGGTTCACAATGCGACAGGTGGAAGTCTTGCGGCAGGCACATTGGTTTATCTATCCGGGTATGACACGACAAGTGGCTTGCCGCAGGTGGTGGCATCAGATGCGGACGCAGGAGGGACGCCCGCCGAATACATCATTCGTGATGCGATTGCGAATGGCTCGAATGGGTATGTCTATAAGACCCACCGTTTGACCGCGCAGAACACGAACTCCGCGAGTGCCGTTGGCGACCCAGTCTATTTGTCTACGACGGCTGGCGGATGGACTCTGACCGCACCATCGGGTGCGGACGACACGGTCCAACGTGTAGGTGTGGTCGTAACGAAAAGCGCGACCGTGGGGATCATTGATTTCAATCTCGATACGCCGGTCGCCAAAGTCGGGACCAATGAGTTGCAGGATTCATCGGTCACCTTGGTCAAGCAGAGCGTGCCGAAGATCGGAAAGATCAGCCAAACGGTGTTGATTTCTGAGTTCACCGACGGTACAGGCACAAGCGGGACGAAAACGATGACCACGCAGATTCCTGCCGGTGCGGTCTTCTTGTACTCACGGGTTCTTGTCAACGTCGCACTGTCGGGTGATACCACCGCCGTGCTGACAATTGGCGATGGCTCAGACGTTGACCGCTACAATACAGGTACGCCGTCAGTGCTGACGACTGGGCAAAAAGAAATGGGCGCTCCCAGTGGAAATCGGGATCATCTGACTGCGGCAACGGTGACGTTGACGGTTACCGGCGCTTCTGATTTTGGCCTGGTCAACACGTTGGGCTCTCTGACCGTTGATCTCTATTATCTCCAGACTGTGTGATGCGTTGCTTGATATGTGGACAGGATCACGCTTCGTGCAAAGGGACCGTGCCTTACGGTCCCGTTCACTTTGATCTACCTGAGAGGACATACATGGCTAAAGGAACTTGGGTTTCTCCTGAACGTTACTACCTGACTAAAGATGGTCGAGTAGTAGGAAATAAAGACCCTGAGAAGCTTACCCTACTCGTGGCGAAGGGCGGTGTTCTTCCGCTTGAAACGGCTAAGCAATACGGGCTCACTAACACCGGCACCGAAGCCGCTGAGACAACGCCGACGAGCCAAGTTGTTTCCGTTGATCAGTCGAAAAAGAAACAGAAGAAATGACGCGAGATGAAGCTTTGACAAAACTGGGCAAAATGGTTGACTTCGAGGTGGACCCGACCTTGTCTTCTGATGAATTGGGGAGCCTGCTTGACGAGGCGCGGCTTGCTGCATTATGGGATGAGTTGGGCGACGAGGACGGAGACATAAGCCCTTTTGTTGGCTTGATGATTATGCCGACCGTCCGGAACGGTCACAGGTATAGATTGATCAGGCTCACCGATGATGGGCTGCCTGGAGAGGAAGAGCCCGACTTCCCATTATCACGCGATGCGACTATCAGCGATGGCGATTTGGTCTGGCAGGAAGATGGAAAAGATTACGATCTACGATGGGATTTCAACCGTGCTGCCTGCGCCGGATGGACCTTGAAAGCAGGTCTTGCCGCCCAGTCTTATCGGGCTGTTGTAGACGGTCAGCAACTTGATCGTAATCATGTGATTGATAATTGCTTGGCGATGGCCTCGCGGTATGAATCGGTGGGACTTGCCTGATGGACTTGACGACACAAGCGGCAAAAGCTCTCGATCTAATGCGAGAAGCCGCACGCGGTACGGGAGCCACTATCAATCTTCTCGATCACGACTCCGATAAAGGCTATTCATTGATTCTAACTCTCTCTACAGGTTGGCACGCAGCCGAAGGCGTTGACCCGAATGAGCTGATCGTGTTGAAAATCGCCGAATCAGAATCAGCTACAGCGAGTGACCTTGAACAAGCACAAGCGTTTTCGATCAATACCAAGGTCTATAGGATTGCTCAAGACGGGAGAAAGAAACCATCTGGGACGTGGCGGCGTGTTTGGACTTTCATGCTGAATGCTACTGGTGAAACTTTTGAGATAGCCGGAAACTTCCGACTCATGGCCGATGGCAGCATTAGATTGATTGCGGACGGCTCCTCGCGGCGCCTTGTAGCGACATAAAATGGCTGACTCTGAAATCAAAGACCTTACCGAGCTGACGACTCCGATCAGTACAGACCTGATGGAGATACAACGTGTCTCTTTGGGTGCTGCGGGGAGCAAAAAGGTCCAACTCACCAATTTATTCAGCCAACTGGCTCAAGTAACATCGGTCTTCGGGCGCACGGGCGCGATTGTCGCGGCCTCCAATGATTACACGTGGGCTCAAATCAATAAAACCACGTCAAGCTTAGCTGACATCACAACTCGGAGTGCAGCCGATCTCAACAGTGGCATCCTGCCCCTTGCCCGACTCTCAGGAATAACCACGACAGAATTAAGCGCGACTGCGGGAATCACCAATGCCCAACTTGCCAATTCTTCGTTGACCGTGAATGGGACGGCGAACCGGTTGACCGGAGGCGGCGCCGTTGCTCTTGGAGCCGCGCTCACACTGAATGTTGATACATCCCTCTTGCCCTCTCCCGTTCTTGGAGATGCGAACAAATTCCTACGTGCGTCGGGCGCTAATGCCTCGTTGTGGGATACGCTTGCGGCCTCGGACATCCCCTCTCTTGATGTCTCTAAGCTCACTAGCGGCATATTAGGGTCCGCTCGTGGAGGCACGGGTAATGGCTTCGCTAAATTCTCTGGCCCGACCGCGACGGAGAAGACCTTCACGCTCCCTGACGCATCGGCGACAGTGCTAACTGACAACGCATTAGTGACCGTAGCTCAGGGAGGCACGGGAGCACCAACGCTGACCGGTCTCGTGAAAGGCAACGGTACGTCTGCCTTTAGCGCGGCTGGAGCGGGAACGGATTACGTCGCACCAGGGCTCGTCACTGCAAGCGGGCTGACTCAGAATACAGCGCGACTTCTGGGGCGAACGACCGCGAGCGCCGGGGCCGTGGAAGAAATCTCGATAGGCTCTGGCTTATCTATGTCGGGCGCTGTGTTGAGCGCGTCCGGCTCAAGTGGAGCCAATACCGCGCTATCGAATTTGGCATCCGTGTCAGTGAATGCTTCGCTGATTCCCCAAACTACGCTTGATCTAGGGGCGGCTGCTACACCTTGGCGCAATGTGTACATATACGGTTCAGGGACGTTTGGGAGTCACTCGATAAAACTTACCGGAGCCCCAGCGGGTAATAGGACGGTCACGCTTCCTGATGCAGATACCAAGTTGCTGATTAGCAGCCAGCACTTGACGTTCAGCGGTCCTACCGCTGCGCGAACCCTGACGATTGATGATGCAGCACAGACCTTAGCGCGCAGAGACGCTGGCCAAACATTCACAGGGATTCAGGTATTCACTTCACCGAATATTGTCACAAGTGTCAATGATACGAATAGCAACGAGTTGATGAAGCTCACGGCCACGACGAGCGCAGTCAACGAAATTACATTGGCTAATGCCGCAACCGGAGGTAAACCGTCTTTTACCGCAACTGGGGACGATACGAATATCGGGCTCCGAATTGTAGGTCAAGGAAATGGCGAAGTTCATATCGGGAACGGTACTAGTAAAACTGGCAACAGCGGAGCGGCGGCGAGTATCAGGAGTAATACATCAAATACTTCCCTTGAGGCGGTGTTTGATGTCTATAAAAACAACGGGGCGGGCACTGGTGTAGTAATTCAGGTCGGGGGAACATCGGCAGCAGTTTTTTGTAATTGGTTAACTTCCGGTGCTGACATGGATTTAATCCTTGGCGGAATAACCTCCGCGGGTGCTTATAAAAGCACCCTTACGCTAACCAGCGCTGGCAATGCCTCAGTGAACGGCAACGCACTCATTGGAACAACGACGGTCCCTTCTGCCAACGCCGGCAAGGTGTTGGTATTCGGCGATAACGGGGCGACGGCACCGACGCTTGGAGCGTCAACAACCGCTTTGTATCAGCGATCGGGTGAGCAGTACGTGAAGGACGCGGCGGGAAATGAGACGCTTCTGTCACCTCATAACTTCCGTCGAATTCCAGGAGGCCGGTCGGAAGATATGGCCTGGAGTGTCTATTCAGAACGTGACGGCAGATTTATCACCGTCGACATGACACGGATGATCAGGTTAGTCGAGAAGCTTAGCGGTGAGACGCTAATCTACACTGGCAAAGCGAGGAATTAACGATACTATGTGAACACATTTCTAACTACGGCCCGGACGAATTTCTTTTAAGAAAAAACCAAAAGGAGAGCGATGAGCGAAATTTCAATTACGGTTCCATCTGGTGTCACAAAAAACGTCGCGATAACTGGAAATGCTGATGGTAGTTCAACGGCGGTATACCCAACCGCAAGCGGAACGGCGAGTGTTGATACTCCGAGTGGTGACGTACTTGCGATTATGGTAACTCCGGGAAGTCCACCCGTACCGCCAGCGAGCGGCACTGGCACATTCGCAAAGCTTGGAATCGGAACTGGAGTACCCACTACGGACATCCCGATTTACGGGAAATTCGACAACCCTGCGATAACAGACATATATTTTCAGAACGTCAATCCAAGTGGTGCGGCCGGCATTCTTGTGGGTATGTCTGGAGTTCAAGGGCAATACGGCGGGCTCTGGCATTTTGGTTCAACTTTTCCAGAACTGGGCCCCATGTTTAAGCCGAACCGAACGTTTTTGGAGGGTCAAGGCGCTAACGGTCTTGCGATCATTACTCCGAGTGGACCCATTCTCTTTTCTCCCGGTGGATGGGGAGTACAAGGGGGATTCTTTGGAAGTACGTTTGCGGTTGGAACTGAAACACCCAGCGTGAATGCCAAAATTCATGCTGCGCGAAATTGGAATGGAGCGAATCAGATACATATTACAAACTCGGACAGTGGGCCTGCGGCGCAATCGTGGGTATGTGTTGGGAAGAATGCCAACACTGGCAAAGAATTCGGAATCTTCGCTTATACTAATTCTGGTTTTGCCGCAGATGGGATTCTCAAGCCGCGCACGACCTTTGTACGAGGGTTGGATGATGGCGGTGTAACCATTGCTGCGGAAAGCATCAACGGCGGAATCAGCTTAGTGACGGGCGGTTATCAAATAGCAAACGAGCGACTACAAATCGCTCCGAATGGCGCTATCACATTCAAAGCGCCTTCGATAGACTTTGGAAATGTCGGACCAGTAATTGCGAATGTGAGTGGCGGTTCAAACGTTGATGTAGAAGCCAGAGCCACGTTAAATCAACTACTTGATGTGTTAAGAACTACGTTGAAGTTGATTAAATAAAAAGGAAGGAGAGGGCGATAATGCTAACAGCAGAAGAAGCATTGAAGATGTTGGACGCCGTGTTGTCACAGGTGACTCAGCCCGCGCTCACTCGGCTTGATCAGCAGAACATTCTCACCGCGATCAGCCTCATAGATCAGCGGCTCAGGCAGGACGCAAATCAGATTCAGGAGTTGACCAAGGCGCTTGCGGTCGAAATCGCAAAAAATCAGGAATGGAAGTCTGGCTCCGACTCGATTAATGGCGATTCGGCATCAATCCCCATGCAGTAAAGAAAGATGGCTGTAGTTAGATTCAAATACGATGGGAAGTTTGGGCGAGCGGCGCGAGGCTCTGGTGCGATTGTGACACGTGAGTTGAATCTGCTTGGGAAGGAAATGGCGGATTGGATCAAACAGAACACGAAACGCGACACCGGAGAATCCCGGCAAAAGACCGTGTTCTACGTGACCGGCCAGTCAACACGCCAGGCGTTGCACCTCGAGGGACAAGCTCCGCATTCAGTCTTCAGCCAGCAGACCGGACGGGCAGCCGGAGGCAAACAACCTCCTCCTGCGGCAATGCTGGCCTATGTCCGTAGGAAGAATATGCGATTGAGTAGGACCCGGCGAGCCAAGCGCACTATCAGACAGGCAAAGCCGGTCAAGGCCAAGGTGCTTGAGTCGAACATAGCGATCATCAAGAAACGCCTGAGAGCAACCAAGAGACTCATGGCCACGCTGCCCCGGAATGCCTTGCTCTCTGAACAGAAATCTTTGGCGTTCCTGATCGGGCGTTCTATTCAACGACGCGGAATAAAAGCACCGCGACTATTCACGCGAGTGTTATTTGTGAAGCGAGGCGCGATTAATCACGCAGTCTCGCAGATCGAAAAGGGAATCGCAGGGCTCATTAATGGCTAACGTTACCTGGAATGAAATTCTTGACGCGATAGCCGAACTGATGGCTGGGGCTCACGACGAACTAACTGACCGCGTGTTTACGCGCCAGCGATTCATCGAGGCAGCCGACGATGTAGACGAATTAGTACGACTGCTCCAAAGCCTGAATAGCGACGGCAAACCGCAGGGTATTGTCCTGGACTGGTTGGGCTCATCATCAATACGAGGTGCCGGGTTCAGCATTATCCAGACCGAGCAATTCCAGGGCGCTTTCTTATTGCCCTATGATGATAAGCGGAGTGATGATCAGACTTCGACACAGGTATTCCGAGATGTCACCGCCGCCCTTCGAACAACGTTCAACGCGCGGGCGAATCACGAACTTGGCCTTGGGAGCAGCGTGCAGAGCCTCTTTCTTCAGCTACCCGAAACAAGCTCCGGGCCTATCAGGAATAATAGCGGCGAAGATGCCGTGCAAGTACATGCGCGTCCGCTTAGGATTGCGGTCCAGGTGATAATAGATTCGTGTCTGGAAGCCGAGATTATCGAGTGAAAGGATTTACGACATGCCCACTCACACACTGACACTGACCTATGCGAGCGGCTCTGAACAACTCCGCACGCCCGTTGCTATGACCGCTGACGCTGAGGACAACCGCGATATAGCGATGGCGGCTGGCGCTGGGCCGACTGAAGTTGCCCTCGTCATTGATATATCACAGCTCAAATCAATCTATATTCAGACTGATGTTGCCGGCACGATCAAGACCAATTCATCGGGCGCGCCACAGGAAACGATCACATTGGCCGCAGGAGGAGTGTGGCAGTGGAACTACCTCAGCGGAATCACTCTGCCGTTCGCGGGCGACATAACCAAGATTTTTATCACCAGCACGGACGCGGCTAATGGTACATTTAAGATTCGCTGCTTGATCGATGCGACGGTGTAAAGATGGAAGACGAAGAGCCGAAACCAAATATCAGATGGACCGGCGTGAGGAACGCTAAGCCGGTGGCCCCGCGTGAGAACCCCCTTGATGAGCCCGATACGAATATACCCATGTTCGTGGATGATGAACCGCCGATAAAGATCACGATAGGGATGATGACGATTGAATTGCCCGACGCGGAGATGCAGAAAGAAGGCTGGTATTCAGACCAGGCGCGATTGATCATTAGCTGCATGCCGGGCTATAAGCGAATTGTATAAGGAGAGATGATGGCGAGTCTTAGACGAATCTTGTTAGCAGTCGCCTATAGCGGCACGGGAGCGAAGCAGTCCGCCTTCGGGACCCCGTTATCAAACGGGGCGCTTGATACTCTGTTCAATCTCACTGAGGGCCGTAGCCATATAGAACCTGTCCGCAATATCAAAGAAATTCCCGACTGCTTGGGCCGAAATATTATCGGCTTGCAGGAGTTGACTCGCTACGCCCGGCTGCGCCTGGAATTTAATCTCGATATCAAGTCTGCTCCAGTGATGGCCGCTTACGCAATGGGTGTCGCTGCTTCTCCGACCGGCCCGGTATCGGGCAACTACACACACGCGATCACACGCCTTGCTGAGAGACTGTTTGTTCTGCCTTTTTTCACCGTCATTGCGATCTTCGCGGACTCGGCGGCATCTGACCCTGGGATCAAGATGCAGGACTGTGTTGTGAATAACTTTACGATCACCGCAGCGAGTCAAGGCGATGAAGTCCTTTGCCAGGTAGAGATCATAGGCAAAGGTGATCTTGCGGCGGCAGTGGGTTATACGCCTCCAGACTGTTCGAGCTATACTCCACTTCGATTAGTGGATGGCGCTCTTACTCTCGATAGCGAGAATCTGTTGTCGGGGACCGATGCGAACCACACCGCATTGAGCGCAGAGTTCACGATGAGTAATTCCTTACCGACTGGAGATTTTCTATTCCCGCTTGCGAGCCAGGACATTAAACGAATCGAGCAAGGGAACGTGTTGACACAGGCACTCAATCTTGGCGTTGGAGGTCGTCTTAATGACACATTGCACACCAAGGCGAAGAACCTCACCGTGGCTGCGAGCGCCTGGAGAATCGGTAGCGCCACTTCGGGAATCACAATCACGGTTCCATCGGGTGTTATCCGCGAAGGGTCGCCGGCGCAGGACTGGTTTGGCGAGGTCTCAGAAGCGGGGCTCCGAATCGTGCACCAGCCGCTCATCGTTCCAGGGAACGCAGCGACCCCGATGAATATGACCGTGGTCAACACACAAGCGACGGCCTACTTGTTATAGGGAGATTTGAATGGGTTTTACAAAACAAACGCTAGGCGTGATACCTGTACGCCACACCTACACGATTCAGGACAAGAAGATTGTTACCGAATGGAAGTTTGCTCGCCTGCCACAATCAGAGGTGGATGCTGAGGAGCAGAAAAGAATTCTAGAGTTGAGCGATGAAGAGGCTGGCCCGCGAGTCTTATTACAACATCTAAAGGCGAGATTGATAGAGACTCCTACTGGCTTTGATGATTGGCCGTTAGAAGGGAATTTGAAAGAACAGATTGAACTATACTTTGGCGGCGCAGACAAAGAATCAGCTAATGCCCGTGAAATAGCTGCTGCGGCATGGTCTGTCGCGCGTGATGGGATTTGGCCCGAAGAGTTTTTTCGCGGCGTTTAATCTCTACGCCTGGAAATATGAGGAGCACCTTATACGAGTTGACAATTTAGGCCCCCAGTATGATTGCCCTACCTGCTCCAAAGAGCGCATTCAACACTACGACCCACAAAACAATTGCCCGAAGTGCCCGCTTACCCGAAGTCAGAGGCAGACGATTGAAGGGTTGCGGAATGCCAAGGGTAGCTATCTATATCGTGGCCTCATTGGTGAATCGGCGAAGCGATACGGGAATGGTCAGGATTGGCCCTTTAAGTTTAGCCCTGAAAAAATCGCCTCAGCCTATTTGTTTGTTGTTAAAATGCTCTCTGATTCGGATGAGAAGATTTTGCCCGACTGGGATGAGACGATTGCGATTCTGGCGCGCATAGTTTTGACGAGACGCGGTCAAGCGCGGTACGCACGACTCTGGAGACCGGCAGATGCCTGAACGAGCAGAACTGATCATTGCCTCTGATACCAGCAAGACCATAACTGATCTTGCTGCCGTGGATGCTGCCGAGAAGAAGCTTGAGCGGGGCTTTGAGAATCTCAAAGTATCCGTTGCTGGTTCCGAACTAGAACTATCGCGACTTGGGCAAATAGCGCGCGGGCAGGTCCTCTCAGCACTACAAGCAGTTGAGCAACAAGCGACCAAAACATCGCAAGCCCTGTCAAGAATCGCGCCTGATAAAGCCATAGACCCCACACGTATTATTCCCGGTGCTCGCGGCGGCGCTTTCGGGAATGTCGGCGCAGCTATAGGTGGACAGACGGAAGGGGCGGCGCTTGCCAAATTCAACGCTGCCGCCCGTGCTCTCAACGAACGCACTCTTAACGACGATAATTTGCGAATCATACGCAATACGCTTAAGGAGACGGAACAGGCCAGCGCTGGCGCATCGAGGGGATTTCTGGCGACAGGGTCAGCGGCAGAACGAGCCGCTATAGGCACTGGCCGGCTGCAACACGTAGCTGCTGAGTTGAAGAATACCCTCAAGCAAGAGATTGGCTTCCGCAGCGTACTCGCAGACGTGTTGGATGTTGGAGGGGCGCTCGCCGGCGGGGGGCCTATCGTTCTCGGAATCGGTGCCGTCATCCTCGCGCTAAAGTCCTTGTCAGATGAGGCGACTAAAGCAGACGAGCGATTGAAGCTCCTGCAAGCTCAGGTCAATCGCGGTCTCGTAGGAGGCGTCGGCGGACGTAAGCAAGTACTTGATGACTTAAGATCGGCTATCAAAGAGATCACTGAGAGTCAGGGCTTGCCCGGCTTCGATCAGTTCAAGTTCATCCAGGACCGTTTCAAGGGCGAGTTCACGACTGCTGAAGAAATTCAGCAACGGGTTAGGGCAATTGAGACACTGACCCGTCAACTTGAAGGGCGCAAATTCCAGCGCGGTGAAGAGAACATCTTTGACACGGCCTCCAAGAGCCTGCGGCAACTGGCTAGTGATGCCGGTGCCCTGGACGCTACGGCCGAGAAGTTGCGGGGACTACGGGAGGCGTTTCTTGCGGGCAAACTGGACGACGAAGGGTTCGCGAAAGGGGTGGAGAAGATCAAGACCGCGCTTGAACAAGAAGTGTCGATCAGACAACAGGTCGATCAGGCACGAAGTGAATCCGCGCAGCGGGCCAAGGAAGAAATAGCTCTACAACGCGAACTCCGATCATCCTTCGAAGCGCTCAACGCTCGGCTCTCGGGCGACAATCCTTTTGCGAGAATCTTTGACGAGAGCAGTCAACGAGTCCGCGCGTTCAAGGAACAATTCGTTGATGCAGGTAAAGGGATTACCGACGCCTTCATTAAAGCGAACGAGCAACTTAAGAATCTCGACATCTTCAAAGCGGAGCTGGCCGGTGAGGGGCGTATTGCCGATCTGCTGTTGAGAGGTGAACAGATCAGAGCACAGCGGACTGAGAGCCTCGCAGCCGACCGCGCGGCCAAGGACGCGATTGTCAAAGAAATTGAAACCAGGCGCAGCGAAGGCACCCTGACATCACGAGAGCAGTTTGATCTGCTCGCCAAAGAACGTGCGATAGGCCAACGCTCCACGGTCGATCAGAGGGCTATAGAACTGGCGGAAAAAGCAATCCGTGATTCTCAGACCAAGCTCGCTCAATTCGATCCTTCTAGCGCCGCAGGACGTTCGGCTTTGGCCGCTCAGCTTGATTTCGCCTTGGGCGCTATCGGGCGAGTCTCACCGGAGAAACTGACCGCTGATCTGTTCGACACTCAACTGCGTTTGATCGAGCAGCGGGCACAGCTTGAGTTGCAATTAAAGGAAGACGCGGTTAAGCAGCAAGCAAGTCAGGCTGAGCAGACCAAACAATTGCTTGAAGCGGCTAGGACTGTAATCAACGCACAGACCACCATCACTATTCTTGACCCACAGAGGGCCACGACGATACAGCGCCTCGGGCCGGCGCCGGGAGCCGAATAATGCCGGGACTCGGAATAGCTGAAGGCTCAATCGCAGGTGTAACCCTGGACCTGGACGGGAGCGAGTGTGAGGTCTATATCCTGGACGGCGCGAATCTGAAATCTACCCGTCACACAAATAGCAGACAGGCGGCAGACGCCACGGTTTACACTGCATCAATGGATCATGAGGGCAAGGGACTCCAGTTCGGTGTGCTGTGGAAGCAAGCGCCTCTGACAACGCTCCAGGACGTGATAGATGCAATTAATGACGCGCTCGAAGATCAGCTTCCGTTTAATGTGAACCTGACCGATGGATTCCATACGATCAACGCCAGCTGTAAGGTAGATGGCAAAGACTGGTTGAGCTACGGCAACGGGCGCATCATCCAATACATTGATGGTGGCGTCACGATGAGGTTCAAAACTGTATGAGTGCCTATCCTTTATGTGTCTGCGGTCATCGCTATGATCATCATCGCGACGAATCTGATCCGCGCGGAGCATGGTGTTACGACTGTGCGCGTAAGTGCATATATCAGCCTGTTGATTCAGATGGAGTGAAGGCAGCACAAAAGGCCGATGAAGTGTTCGGGATTGACTAATGGCTGGGTTGATAGGTCAGATCGAGGAAATATCCGGTAGTGGGACATGGGTTGATTCTGATGCCCGGCTCACGAACAGCACCGGCACGCCCGTCAGTTCGGCAACCGCGAACGCAAGTGGCCAGGCAATCGCCGATACCTACATTCTTGCTTTCAGCAGCGTCGTTGCTGGCGTCTCGGCGACCGTGACAGTTTCAACAGCCTCTCCCAATAATCCTTATGGAAAATCACCGAATAATAGTCACAGCATCAGCCTGAACGCTTCAACCCAATATAAGAAAATCGTACCGGGCGTGACGCTGATATTTTCTAGCAGCGGGAGCTTCACGAGTTCTTGGGCCGCTGAAGTTCGAGTAGGCAGATCGTTTGGGGGAATGAACGCCTTCCCGCCGGACGCGAGCGTGCCCTCTACATCCTATCGAATTCGAGTTCACAACAGTGGGACTGCGAGCGGAATCAATTGCAAGGCGCGGATTATCAAGCGAGTAAAAGACTGGTGGAAGACTGGCCAGGTGTTTGAGAATGTCCGGGCATTCGCGGCAGGCGCGACAGAGAAACTGACTGGGAATCAGATCGTGCCCTATGCCGTCAGCGTCCTGAACGTCTCTGGCTCAGGTTCCAGCAAGACCATGGATGTGAAAGTAGACGGCTCAACGGTGAATGTTGTCAACCTGGAGACCGGCGCGACAGGGACATCCGTTGGATTAAACGTGAACGACTTCTACAAATTCACCTCCTCTGGCCTGACTGACGTGGAATTCAAATTGAGCCAAGCCGCAGTCAATTCCGATATTGCCAACGTGCTTATCTGGAATCCGCTGTTCATACAGATGGCCGTGGACTTCGACGGTGCACCCGGTGTTTGGGGAGTAGATGACATTGACCTGACCACAGACGGAGAAGAGACAGGCGTGATGACTGCCGATGGAGTGGCTTTCTTTCACGTGCGTCTGGTTGTGCCCGAAGGAGCCAACTCCGAGAGCAATCCCTATATTTGCGACATCGCTCTTGAGGGTGCAGCCACAAGCGATGCCGGATGGGTATCGTAAATGCCCGGAATCATTATTCCAATCTTCCGCACCGTGATCGAGGAGCCGGTCACTCATCGGTTCCCGCTCTTTCTTTCAGTTGATATCGGCAGTCGCCTCGCACCCGTGCCAATGCTGCTTGCTGCGGACATCACCAGCGGTGAGGGCACGGTTGTTTTTGTTGACGCCATCAGCGAAACCCTGGACTCCGCACGGTAGAAAGGCAAGACTTATGCAACGGAGATTTTTAGCTAGTAAGGCAAAGATTGGTGGATTGCAAGTTCTTGAGAATCCTGGAAGGGATTTAGATAGAGTCGTCGTTGGCGAGGTGACGTTAAGCATATCCAATAAAGGTGATGTACTTTGTGTGACTGAAGGGGATTTTGATCATATTAACTGGGAAAAGATCGCGGAAATCGCAATCGAGAATTGTCCTCAAGGCAAAATCCGGTGATCTATGGCCAGAGACTACGGAATAACCGCGCGCTTCACAAGCAACACCGACGAAATCGGTATTACGGATTTTACGTTTGATGTCCCTGATGGAGTTATAGGCGCTCAACTCACTGCCACACTTGCCGACTTCGAACCCGTCTTTGACGAATCCCTACCGGTTCAATTCGAGATTGGAATTCAGAAAAGCGGCACTCTGGAATACGCATCCCTGATGGATGTCGGCAGAGTGCTCGGCACTGCGTTTCACGTGGAACGCCTCAACAGCCAAGTCACGGTCACGGCAATCAACTCCATCGCCGACCGCTGGGAGCTGGCCCCGCGTAATCCCGTTGTCCTATACGACCCAGAGCAGATGGGCATTGTTACTGCCTCGCAATCAGTTCGGGGCGACGTTATTGATAGCGAGGGCGTGGTCATCGAGCCAGTCTTCAGACGAGTTGAGGATCTAGACCTAGCCCAATTATTGCAATTTTCTTACATCGAATCGTGTGGGTTTGCGGAGATAGTAACCAACGTCCCGACCTACCCAATCAAACAAGCCGTCTTTGGCTTACAGTCAAGTTTTCATTCGGTTGTTTCTAGTCAAATAGAGATATTCAAGCCGGTCTACAGCGCGGATGATGCTGATAGACTCTTGATCGTCGATCCGCAGGGCGTGTTACCGCCTTCGCTTCCAGTTCGAGGGTTGGGGCCGGCGAAGTACGTCACTGCCGACCGGGAGAAACAGTCGGCCCGAATTATTACGGCGGTGCTGTTTTCCTATCGAGAGAACAGCGTTGCGGTTGGTGAGGATATCATTGACCGGGTCGATCAGGAGTCGCAGGAGGTTGGGACCTTTGGCGAGCCTGGTTTCCAGCGCACCGTGGTCAGTCGTTTCGTCAAGGAATTCCACGGCAATCCTGACAATCCTGATCAGATCACACGAGAGATTATCTGGAAGATTGAGTCGCGAGTATACGCGGTTGCCGATGGAATCTACAGAGAAATCTCCATTGAGACTCAGACGGATTCATATGACTATGATTATCGGCTGAAGATTGGCTACACGAAGATCATCCAACTGCTTACACGATTGCCAGATGATGACACGCTCCTGATGCGCCAAGTGCAGACCGAGACGAATCAGATTCGCTGGACAACCTCGCAATCGAATCCAGATGTGCAGATTAAGACTTGGGAGATAACCCAGATCACTGGAACGATTCTTGTTGTCGACAATCCCGATGATCCCGAGCACCCCACAAAGATCAGTCTGTACGAGGCGAATCGGACCAACGACTTCCCAGAAGACGCGGAGGTACAGCTTGCTCAGCCAATCACAACAATTATCGAGCGCTGGAGAGAGATAGGCCCTGATCAGATCGAGGTCGATTATCAGAAGATCGACCACCTTGCCGGGCGTCCGGAACAGACTAAGACGGTACAGCACACGGGTACACTCGCTGCTCGCATGGGCCAAGCCGAACAGACGGTGACCATGCTATTGAGAAACGAGGCGGCAGAGGCGACCTTCGGTGTGCGTGTGCCCGCAACGCTGGACGCTGGCGATATTCCATTCCCCATAGCCCTGACGCTCGCTCAGAGACTTCTTGATACTCAAGGGGCCTCACCGCAAAAGGTCAGTGTCCCGCTCGCTGGTATTGACCTGAGCATGAGGCGTGGGAGCTTGCGAACATTAGTAGACCTACAGGGGAATGAGTTCACCGTCTTCATTACGGGATACAAGATCGAGGGGCGGAATCTCAACACGCCTCAATTCGATGTATCGATGATTGCGACGGGGATAGTGCTAAATGCCTGATTTCAAGTTTGGCGACCAGATCAGAATTACGATCAATCGGCGTGGGAAACCCGAGCCGAAGAAAGCGCCGGCGCGTGAGAAGCGATACGGCGCGATCAGGCGAATAGAAGATCCTACAGATAAGCCAGTGAAGGGAGAGCTACAGGTTGTTCTGCTTGATTTGTCCACGTTGTTCATTCAACAGCCAATCCCTAGTTTTGGCGATCATCAACGAGAGTTCTTTCGTTTCGATCAGGATCGTACCCTGACGCTTGACTCAGATACTAACCCTGACTACCGTGCCACGGTGCAGGCCACGCTTGCGACACGATCATTGGAGGCTGATATAGACGTGCTTGATAGGACGGACAGCACGATCTATCGGCAGTCGTATCAAGTATGGCCGCTTCCCTTTCTGCACTCAGTGGACTATGGATTAAGTTTTCATTTTGGTGCCACAGATCAGATCATTTCTAGTGTAAATAACAAATGGAAAGAACGACTATCCCCGACGGAGCGGATCGCGAAGCTTGAAGCGGCCTCCAGTGACCATAGTGCGGAGATTGCATTGATTGAACACGAAGAGGCTGAATGGGCGGCGCCGTTCACATTATTCGACCCTACGGTAATCAGTAGTCAGAATTTCTGGCATATATTATTTGTTGATTGGTGGAGAAACTATGCGGCTCTGAAGCTGAAAAAGCTTAGTAGTGCTGCAAAGTATTCGGTGGATTTCATTGGCACGTTTCCAGTCTTCGAGCCGTTCGACCCGTGGGACACAGATAACTACAAAGTCACGATGGGGGGATTTGACGATGATGAAGTTGAGCCGCCAAAGATCAGGAAAGCGCAAGGCGCTGAACTGATCACAATCGGATTAATGCCGGTCTGGTGGGACTATGTTATAGCCGGAACCCAATGGGGGTATGACCGTGGAATAACACATTCGGGATTTTGGAAGAGGACTTTTACTGACCATGGATCAATAGTAGGATATCCGTCGCCCATCGCTGATGAGCGTGATAGTAATTACCCAGGCGTCTTTAACGAATACGTTGTAAGAACTACCGCGATGGGTCCAGACGGGTTGCTAGATCCACCATTCAATGATTTCACAGACACAACCGTACAGAGCGATGGGTTGCCGACGACAGCGGAGGTGAGCGCGGCCGGCAGTCCTTACAGTTCTCAGCGTGTTAATCAGATTGTTGCAGGACTTGCGATGCAGGGACACGGAACAACGAACCAGGTATTCAGCGGTGATTTCCCGTCCAGCCCAGGATACAATATCGAGACGGTTGAAGTCACCAATTCAAGCCTGACAATCACCATTGCAGATACGCCAGTGGGTGCCTTAGTCGGGCGGGTATTTTACAAAAAGTTAAACCAGTCGTTCTTTATCTATAGAAAGACCGCCGTTGAGCGCGGGCAGTCAGTGTACGATGGTCCTTACGACGGTCTCAGTTATACGTGCTACCCGATAAATGGAAGCGTGTTCAACCTGTATTGCATGCCAGTCAATAGTCAAAACCGTTCCTTTACGGACTTTGATCCTAACGATGACAATGAGCACCATGAGGTCTAGGAATGCTGCTTACAGATTCGGCGGATAATAACCTGCGATACAGCTACGTCACCTTTGATCTTGTGGCGGGTGAGACATCGACTGCGATCATCATCAAAGCGGAAGCGGCGACGGGACGGACCTTACAGTCGGGAAGTCACCTGAAAATCAGATTGAAAGCACGCGAGACTGAGAGCGGAGATCCCTACACCGATTTAGCGACCGGAATTGATTTATCTGGATTCACTCCAGGGGTGGTATCTTTTGATCTGATCTGTGAGGCTGATGCCTCGTTGACTGGGCTTGTTCGTGCACCACTGGCGCTCGTAACGACGATCAACAGCGCGGCGGGCTGGACAGTTTAGAGGAGGTTTGGATGTCTGGACCTATAAGACCGACAGTTGCAGAATTTATTTTAGACGATACCTTTACAGCGGGTGACATAACAGGCGCACTATTCGAAGCCCCAGTAGACGGATTTATAGACGACATTTATGTCTACGCGGGGACTGGGCCGGTCACCGTTACGGGAAAAATCAACTACACCAAAGACGGTGGCTCGCCGGTCCTATCCAGTGGCGAGCGTCCTACGTTGACACTTGGAGACCCTAGTAGCGGTGCCTCCACGGGGCTAAATAAGAGTATCACGCGCGGCCAGATGATTCAGATGACGCTTGAACAGGCGGTCGAAGCGGTAGGGAATCCATTGCGACTGACCGTCTATATGCGCGAGTCGCGTGATGACTTTCGCGGGATTGTAAGTATTTCATCCGATCTGACATTGATTCCAAGTGAGCATTTCGCAGTGTTAGTAAGCGCTTCTGGAGCGGCGAGGACTATCACACTGCCGAGTATTACCGGAAATGACGCTTACGATATTGCGGACAGTGGAATCCGGCGTGGTCAGATGCACATTATTCAGAAAACGGATTCCTCTGCTAATACAGTCACTATTCAACCAGATGGGGCTGAGCAACTAACTGAAGCGGGAACTAACGTCGCAACAATCACATTAACAACTCAAGGTGAAACCGTAATTATTCAGGCGGGTAGTTCGCGATGGCAAGTACTTGTGAGAAAGCCAACTAACGCACAATTATTAAGCAGGGCAAATCACACAGGCACGCAAACCGCATCTACGATTTCGGATTTCAGTCAAGCGGTGGATGATCGAGTGGGTGTCTTGATCCAGGATAGCGGCTCTATAGATTTCACCTACGACGCTGGCAACGCCCTTACCGGGCAGATCAAAGCAAGCCTGCCTATCCTCAGCACGTCCGCTGACCTGACGCTAGCAGTCGCAACCCACTACACCGTTCTGGTTGACGCGACCGGAGCCAATCGCACCATCACACTCCCTGCTTTGTCCGCTGCCTATAACGGCACGACCGGTCGTGGTTACATCTTCAACGTCCAGAAGATTGACGCGACGGCGAACACCGTCACGGTAGACGGGGACGGGTCAGAGACGATTAACGGAGCGACTACCAAGGTGCTCGCAGCTCAGTACGAAAGCATGCAGATTCAGGCTGGACCAGCGGAGTGGAGTATTTTATGAGCAATCTAAAATCAGGCTATAGGCTACTGGGCGCTCGGTCAGTCGATCTGAACGTCGTTACTGATCAAGCGTTCGTCGTCTCATCGGCAAAGTATATTCCCGATCAAATCTTCCTCACCGATGCCAGCGTCAATCTGGGCGTGAGCGTTGCGGCGGGCGGCATCTACACCGCAGTGAGCAAAGGCGGCACGGCAATCGTTCCCTCGACACAGGTGTTCACCGTGCTGACCGGTTCTGGGCTTTTCCTTCCGTTGACTCTTGCCTTAGCGAGCACGGTGCTGACGGGGCGCACTCTATATTTCTCTCTGACCACGGCTCATGGCTCCGCTGCTACTGCGAATCTCTGGCTGTTCGGCTGGGCGCTTGATTCGATTGACTAACCTTGACATACGGGACTAAAGAAATTCCTAGTGGGGTTGGAGATTCTACGGTAGAATGATGCCCGTAGATGCAAATTGTATTAGCAGGAGGGCCTCCTGATGCTGCTTGCAATGCCGGGACTGATTCCGCTCTTGATCACGATAGTCGTCTTTGTGATGATCGTGGCGTTGATTTATTGGCTAGTGACAACCTTCATCCCCGAGCCAATCAGAAAGTACGCAATCGCAGTCGTGGTCGTAATAGCAGTCATCTTCATTCTCTACTTCCTGGTGAACCTCAGCGGCTCAGGCGAGTTGCGGCTTTGGTGAGTCTTGCACCTAAATGAACCCAGACCCAAAAGACTGGGGTTATGCACTCGCACTCGCGTTGTTCGTTATCATTTCTTTCGGTGGAGTCATCCGCTACCTTTTCAAAGCTAACAGAGAAGCCCAGGACGAAGCAGTCACGGTTCTAAAGGAGCATCTCAAAGACGAAAAGGTAGAGCGAAGGAGTGACCGAGACGCTTTTATGGTGGCGCTTAAAGAGACAGAAACCGTACATTTAAGAGCCACCGAAGAGTTGGGGAATGCAATCAAACAAAGTATTGAGACAAGGAAAAAATCTAAATCATGAGTGACCAATTGAACGCCTTATTTACTATCGTTATTCTTGGCCTGATGCTGGCGCATGGCCTTGTGGCTGCGATAACCGCCGTTTGGCTATTCGTCAATCGTAAATATAGATCGCGCATATTGGGACTGCTCTTTATAAGTGTTGTTTTCCATGTTGCCTTTATGGTTGCGTCTTCTTTTTCTCGCATGCCCACTCCCTGGCCGAATGGGGTCGTATTTATGCTCTTAAGCTTGGTCGTACTCGGGGTTGGCATGTACCCGGTCTCATTTTGGTTGATGTTTGGACGCCGAACCCTTTTCGATTCTATTGTCATGGACCTGATTAATTCCTTTCCTGATGCCGTAGTAATTACCGACTTCAGCGACGACCAAAAAATATTGTTCGTGAATAAAAAACTAGAGTCGATCTCCGGCTACGACCGAGTAGAGTTGATAGGGCAATCAGTCGATATTCTAGTCCCGGAAGCATCTCGCCCCCAGCATGTCTCTAACAGACGGAGCTATAGATACGATCCGATTACCCGGCCGATGGGGGTTGGGACTTTCGCGCTGCGGCGCAAGGAAGGCCCGCCCAGATCAGTACAGATCAGCTTGGCGTCACGCGAGGGTAGTTTCATCGTTGCGGCGATTCGAGAAGTGGACCAGCAGCAACCTCACTCCAGCCCCAACGTGTGATTGCCCTCAAGAAAAACCTTTGTTCTCTTCCTTTCCTGTGCTATCTTTCGCGTAATGCGATTTCGGGTAAAGCATGTGTTTGGACTTCGCGTTAACGAGTTGCTAGAACGCGCCGTGAGTGCGTATGAGAGGTGGGTTGAGTTTCAGGTAGGTCCGGAGAAGGAAATAATATTCACATCAGTCGAATACGAGAGTGGACAAATTGTAAAAGGAGATATCAAAATGGCCATTTTGAAAGAAGGACAATCGCTTACTTTGACCGCGAAGCCGAAATCCAAGGGAGCCAGCCCTACCAAGATTCAGCCGGACTCAGCCGAATGGACCAGTTCTGACGACTCGATTGCGACCGTCACAGAACTAACCGATACCGGCACAGAAACGACTGCTAAGGTGGTCGCGCTGAAAGCCGGGGAAGCCCTGATTACGCTGAAGGCGGATGCGGATCTCGGTGAGGGCGTGAGAGAGGTTACCGGCGTGGAAGCAGTCGCCGTTATAGTCGGCGATGCGGTCGGGTTTGATCTCGTAGCTTCGGCTCCTGTCGATGAGCCGTAAAGAAGAAACGTGCTCGCTCCTGCAACTCTTCTGTATTGCTACGGTGTGAGAACTAAGACCCCTGTTGAACAGAGGAGGTTAGAATAGTGAGTGGACGCCGACCATCGCGACGCTTGCCGCCAGTCCCAGCGGAAATAAAACCACTTGATCAGGATAGATTACATCGGCCGACTAACGGGGAATTTTATGGCAGATACGAGGACCGGCGCGGTACTCGATTCGAAGCCAAGTTCGGCATTCGGTGGGTGCTTACCGTAATCTCAATCTGCCTGTCTGGTTATACGGCTGTCCTGCACGTTGCGGAGTCACCGCCTGCTCCTGCTGATGACAAACCGCTGATTATGGCTATCGAGAAATTCGTTGAGGCGATCAGACAAATCAACGAAGAACAAGTCGCCGCAGAAGCCACGCCGAAGCGATCACGTCCAATTCAGACCCGTAGCAAGAAAAAACCATCTCCACCAACGGGACGAGTATTTGTAGACGCTCCATTCTTAGAAGGAATTCCAGTCAAATAGATAAGGAGGAAACGGAATTGGGGGACTTTGATTCCAATTGTACAGATTGGGGAACGAAGTGCGATGACAATATTGATACGTGTGTTGGTGCTGGCTTCGACCCTCTCATAGCCTGTGAGGAACTCCCAAAAGGCTGCACGGAATGCGCTAAAGGTGAAGAGGACTCGGAAGCCGGCATAGCGGCCGTCGCCTTGTCAGGCATGGCCATCATTCGCGTCGGGTGTTGGAAGGAATACGGGTTAGAGGATATGGATTTCGTCTACGCCATTGACGGCAAGGCCGCTAATGTCAAACGGTTTTCTCGCATAGGAGCGTTGCGAGCAAAACGGGATGTTGCATTGATGCTGGCGAGATCAAGTCCGGATGGAGCAAAGAAGCTTACTATTATCATCCCAAAGCGGTAGACTAAAGTAACTTTGGTATTTTGGTGGGACCGGTCATGCGACTGGTCCCACTGTTTTTTCCGTCTAGGAAGGGCTCGCTGCGGGAGCCGCTCGAAGAGCAATCAATTGCTGTTGAATGTTTTCTAGTATGCGCGGCACTTCAGGTGAGGGCCTACCGAGGTGCATGCCCATCAAGATGTCCCAATCACGCTCGCCTAAAGCGATTTTCTCTGTTTTCATTCCACCTCCATAATTACCCAAATTGTCTTGCAGGAGCCGGCGGGATGCATGCCCATCGCACTATCTTTCTTTCCATGATCATAAGTGGTGATTAACCAGACGGGAGTTAAGCCGCCCTCTGGATTATTCGCCATTGCTGCTACCTTGACGCTATGGGCGACCCCCTGTTCATCATAGAAGATCAGGGTTTGATTGTCGCTTAAAGTAGGAGCATTGGATTTCGTGAGATAAACTCCTCCATACAGTACTAGAATTAAGAGTGCACTTATACTGAGTGCGCTCAGGGCAAATGCGATAGGAATTGATCGAAGTAACTTCATATCACTTCCTCCATTTCAAATTCTCAGGGGAGCCTGCCTACTTTGGATTGACTCAACTTGCTGCGCCATGGCAGGTCCCCTGATTCTCGATCCACGGGGAAGGTAATTATATACTTATCTTGGTCAGTATACATTCTGGCAGTCGTCACTGCTCAAGGCTCTTACCGAGCCCTACAGTCAGGATGTTTATTGCAGCGTTATGGTCTCGGTCCAAGGTTAGACCGCATGGGCAGATATGTACGCGGTTAGCGAGTGTTTTCTTAACTATCGTGCCACATGTCGAACACATCTGACTGGTGTTCTTGGGATTTACTGGTACGGCCCATCGCCCGGCACTCTCAGCCTTGTACGATATTTGCCATATCAACTCACCCCACGCTGCGTCGTTGATTGATTTACTAAAATTGCTCTGAACCATCCCTTTGATATTGAGATCCTCATAAGCAATCAAATTGTAATTAGTGACCAGATATTTACTAACATGATGAATAAAGTTACGGCGCGCATCGACCACTCGTTCGTAGGCACGGTTCAACGCAAGCCTTGCTCGAACGCGATTGTTAGACCCTCGCTGCTTTCGCGCAAGGGCCTGATTTGCCTGCGCAATTTTTGCTTCGTGACGCTTAAGCCAGTGCGGATTGTCGATGCTTATGCCATTGCTAAGAGTAACGAAGTTGGTCAGGCCAAGGTCAATACCGACCACTGTGGAGATGGCGATTTTTTTTGGTGCTAGTCCTACATCACAAATAATCCGCGCTTCCCAGCGATTGCGACGACGAATAATGGTGGCCGTCTTGAGTGTCCCCTTTAATACTTGGCTTGCTTTGAACTTGACGTGTCCTAGCTTAGGAATCACCAATCTGTCGACAATGATGCGCGGCAATCCGAATGTGAATGAATCGTAACGTTCCTTTGATCGGAAGCGCGGGAAACCCGGCTTTTCCTTCGCCCTACAACGGCGCATGAATGCTTTGAATGCACGGTCAACACGACGCAATGGCTCACGTGCGATATCTACCGCAACTGTGCGTACGTCTTCATCTTCCGCTCTAATCTTAGTTAATGATGCAGTTTGATCTTGGTAGCTGATGCTTTTTCGCCGCAGCGCCCATGCATCTCTTCTCTCCTGAAGAGATGCATTGTATAGGTCGCAACTCAGCGCGAGAATTGTCGTTAGCGCCCTACGTTGTTTTGCTGTCGGCTTTAATCTGATTTTGTACGATCTATACATTATTTGGAATTGGATACTGGAGCTTTAATACTCAAAGATCAGATTCAACCGGCAACTCACGGATAGTTACCACAGCCTGACCGTGTAGTTGTTCTTCTATAGCGCGCTTCAACGCACCCGCATCAACTGGCCGATTCTCATTAAGCGCTTCCGCGAGTAATTCACCAGCGGTTTTATTTCCCATATCCACCTCACAAGAATTAGATTCAACCGGCAGCTTATTTCGAGGATCTGGCTACCACCCAGCCTTGAGCGGGTGTGGTAGGTTTCACCCGCTTTACCTATGCACATAAGCTGCCGGTTCAATCCAGCGCGAGGCCAGGCTTTATTCAGAGAGTGTCAGCTTACTGCTCACGGCTCGCCGTGCTCGTTGTTACCTCTCAACATCGGCAGCTTGACTACCCGGCTAGCTGCTATCGCCCGCGCTGAACTTAACCAATGTGCGGGTCAGGTCTCTGCGCGACCAAGCTCGCGATTCTCGGTCCCTGCTGGAAAGATCAACCCTGTCCTTACTCCAGCTATAGGAAGCGCCGCACGTTAGAACTTGGATGCTGCCGCATATTTGCATACGCCTCACACTCTGATGAGGAGTTATGAGCGGTCACCACCGGGCAGCATAACCTAAGATCAATCCAGCGTGCGGGCCGAGCACGCACGGCAGTGTTTGTCTCGACCTTTCGTGGGCCTCACGCTGAGCTTTCGCTCGCTTTGTCTCGTTTGCGGCTACCCACTCTGTGCGATGGTACGACTTACGCCGCCGCACGCTGGAACTTACCAGCAACGTAGGCCAGGCTTGATTCTGGCTCCACCAGCACTAAGAAGAATTTCAGGGCTTGGGATGCGGTCCTATCCCATAATTTTCTCCAAAGCGATGGACCGCCCCGCAACCGGCCTCGCGTTTCCTTCAACGCCGCTACGTTGCTGGAACTTAAATTCAAAGATCAAGAAATTCGTCTTCTTCTAGTAGTTGTTCATCTAGTAGCTGTTCATCAAGACCGCAGGGACAATAGCATCCCGGCCCGTTACAGTGTGAATGAAGACCATCAAAGCATTCGTCACAAACAGTTATTCGCTCACCCGCTTTCATTGTTCCACTTTATTCCAACCGAAGATTTTCACACAGGAGATACAAGTCGCGCGCTAATTTCGGGTGTTTGAATTTCAGCATCGCATTGCTCCATATACTCCACCGACAAATCTCCATTATAGTTTGGGCCAAGGTCGCGGTCATCACTCCAGCCAGTGAAAGAATGATCCGCAGAGTCGCCTAATGCGATTTCGTTGGCCCGTTCCTGCGCCTCTATCGATATATCTGATGCGTCTCTCACTTGGCCTCTCTTTCCGCGCAGGCTCTGATGTCGGCCAAGGCAACCTTATCGGCTGCATAGAAGTTGGGGATTTTTTGGTCGGGATAAGCGCGGTGATATATGAGAGCACCAGCGGTTGCTGAGCCGACCGCGTCTTCCAATTTGTATCCAGCATCGCCAGCCAGATTTATGGCGTGACCCGCGCGGCAATGAGTGGTCTTGCACGTATGCCAAGCACCCATTGCAAGATGCTCGCCCGCCTCACCAACGGCGGTCAGCAGCTTGCTATGCAAATTTTCGATTAGCGGCACATCATCAGGGTAGCTGAGGACCGCGCCTCTGAGGTCCGCGTCTCTGAGGTCCGCGCCTCTGAGGTCCGCGTCTCTGAGGACCGCGCCTCTGAGGTCCGCGTCTCTGAGGTCCGCGCCTCTGAGGTCCGCGTCTCTGAGGTCCGCGCCTCTGAGGTCCGCGTCTCTGAGGTCCGCGTCTCTGAGGTCCGCGTCTCTGAGGTCCGCGCCTCTGAGGTCCGCGCCTCTGAGGTCCGCGCCTCGCAAGACCAGGCGCTGACCACCCTCCTCAGCGTTCAACCACTGCCTATGCTTTGTCAATTGCTCAGATGTGATTCTCATGATCTCCCTTTCAGGAAAAATTAGGCAGGGACTACCTCCCTAGGCGAGCCCCCGCCTTCTCAGTTACGAGGAGGAAGAACGCGACCGCTTACCGGCCGTCTTTGGTTTTTGCCCGTCAAGCAAGCCATAATAATTCAGCAAGATATAATTCGCGTGCTCGTTAAGACTCCGGTGCTCTCGCTTGGCCTCCCTGCGCATCGCATTAAGGATGCGCTCATCAAGCCGGAGCGTATATGGTTTCTGTCTGCTTTGCATCACGGGCACCATCTTAGTCCTAAAGAATTTCAAAAGTCAAGTACAAAATGCTTGCATTGTATAATCAAGCGTGAGACAATGCCCCTTCTATGATGATGACGATGTTGTTACCGGATAAAGGGAGAAAGTCTGAATGACTCTACAAGAGGCAGTAGAAGTGTTTAATAGAAATAAGCACAGGGGACGAGACGATTGGTATATCGTGACTGAGAATGATGAACCAGATGGGCGGGTGATTGGGGTCGGCTCGCGTCGATGGGTGCAAGTAGAGATTGATAACGAAATCGAGACATTTGGTGTAATGCCTTCCGATGCGCTCATCATCGCCCGGTACTATCTTGCCCGCGATGAATTTGAAGCAGAGATAGAGCAGATCATTCAAGAGACGTGCCCGCGCTGTGCGCGCGGCGATGATGTCGCTCGGCTCGATGTAAATGAGTGGTCTATGCAAAAGTGCCAGTGGGGTCACGGAGTGTGGCCCTGCCGCGCCAGTGCGATTCGGGAGCGACGATATCAGAGGGAGCAATCGAAATGAGTGACAGAATCAGCGATGAAGAACTGGCGCGGCTGGAGTACAAAGCCCGCATTAGGGTCGGTCTGAAGCAGGGCGAGCTTACCGCAATGTCCATAAATATAGGGACAGTACTATCAATCATTGAGGAGCTTCGCCAGCGGCGCAAGGCCGATGGAGTGATAGAAGATGTTTTACATCAGGCATTACTTGACTACTCATCTGAGCGACCGCGGCGGGAAACATTGGCGTTAATTCGGCGAGCCCTTAGCGTATTGGAGGTCGTTGTAAGACAAGATGAGTAAAATATTGACCCGCGAAGAACTGAGTTTCCACGGCACCGGAAGATTGACCGATATAGAGTTAGACCATGTTGAGGCAGTCGCATATTCACGGGAAGAGATTGCCAGTGATACTTGGTATAAGAATCATCTTCTCAGACTGGTTGAAGAGGTTCGCAGTCGTCGGTTGGGCGAACAGCGGCGGCGGGACGAGGAGCGAGTTAGCGAATTAATAGAATGCGAACGGGATTGTATTGTTGATGGTGATCGTTTAACGGCCCATGAGAAACTGATTGCATGCGAGGCGCTGGATAACCTGCTACAGAGAATCCAAGGATGAAAAAATCGCAACCCATCATCATCTGCCCTGAATGCGAGCGGGGCACGGAGAGCTTGGAAGATCAGCCTCTCCGGTGGGTGCTGTGCTCCGAGTGCCAGAGGCGATTGGCCAAGGAGGTAGCGAGATGAAATATAGATGTGGGCATTCTGGATGTGATCTTTGCGGTGCAAGGCATTGTGACACATACCCCAACTTAGAACATGTAGGTACGTTCCACGTATGCAACAGGTGCATCGTAAGCGCTGTCAAGTTTTCTTATGAGGCAATGTGTGTGTTTGGCGGTACGTGTATTGATCCTGCTAAACCATGTGGAAATGAGAAACGCCGTAAGCAGTTAGAGGAGACGGAGAAAGAAGATAAATATGGACATCGAGCTTGACCTATCGGAAGACGACGTACTAGACGCCTGGATTGGCAATGAGAGCAAAATCCCGGTCTTTTCGCCCGTGTATCGAATGCCTGAGCGGGATAATCAAACCGGGCCGAAGGCCATTCACACTCAGGGCGACTGGATCGAGTTCTCACGGATTGTTGTCCGAATCGGTTATGAGATTGGCGTACATTCTGTATCGAAGAAAGAATGGAATCAAGCAGGTCTTGAAATCATTGCTGACAGAACCAAGCTCCCAATAGAGGATGTTAGGAGAGTAGTTATCGAACTTGGGCTGGGTGCCCCGTTTAAGGAAATCAAGGGCTCAATCTATGATCGCATTGTGCGACCGCTAATCAACACAAGCACAATTCCCAATGTTCGCGCGATGTGGTTCCACGATCTATCAGCGTCTAATACATTGCCAGTTGAAAGGGTTGTTACTCGTCGGACTGGCATTAGAGAACCTGGTTGTAGAGGTGGCTATTACGGTGAGGAGTACGAGCCACCGATTTTAACCGCGAGTCATAATCAATATTTGTATTTGGTGACCTTCAATGGTCAGAAAGTCATGGTACATCCCCTAGACGTAGAGAAGAAATGAAACGAACTAATTTACTACGAAGTAAAAAGCCGATGAAGCGAAGTCCGCTGAACCCGACAGGCAAACGGACAGCACTCTGGCGTAGCCTGCGAGGACCGCTAGAGGCAATGTTCCGCTCAGAAGGATTGTTGGATGTCTGCGAGGCGCGGATTCAGCCCGTAGCGCCCGTGCCTGTCTGTAACGGCACTGGATGGTGCTTTGCTCACGGTCGGAAGCGGAACAAGGACTATCACATCGGCCCTCTAACAACGTTCGTGATTCGCGTCTGTAGGGAATGTGGTTATTACCTGGATGCGAAGCTGACACCCACGGAGATGTTTGATTTCGTGTGGACGCGCATTACAGAGCGGGGGTGGATGCCCTGGTACAGTTGGGGTACATCTGAAATCAGAATCATTCATTCCCCGTTGGCCTATCCTGTGGGAGTTTATTGGTCAGAGAATCGGCAACGTTATGAGCTGGCATTTAATACTCAGGACTTGCGGTGGTCACACGTCCGGGGCGGGGGATAGCAATACATCTTGATAAGATAGCCGGTCGGTATTACGACTACCCCTGGTTAGGCGGGCTACAGGAGTCGTATTTTACCAGAGAAGATTTCGATGCAACCGATTGGATGTTAGTCGAAGAACCAGTTGAACTACATGCGTGCGGTGATCCTGATTGCGTGGTTCCACGTCCCGCACCATATAAGAAACGACCATCGGGACCACCTAGAAAATCCCCAAAGGGGCTCTGAGATTTGGTATACTCCGCACTGATCATGCTGTTGGTTTCCTTGTCATACTCACCGGGGGCGGCTCCTACCGCTCCCGGTTTGTTTGGAGGTAACTGAATGCCACTTCCACTAAAAGATTTCAGAGGTCAGACAGCAAGGATCACAATGATGGAGTTACGGTCAGCACCGGGTGACGTAATAGACCGCGTTGCTCATGGGATGACTGTACAAATAGAAAAAGGTGGTAAGCCGGTGGCGGTCTTATCTCCGTCGGATGTTGGTTCCGACACCATCATCTACCCTGATGGTTCAATCTCTGGTGTTACGCCTTTGACTTTTCGCCGCGACTTAGGGTCCGGCGGATACGGAGATTAGTATTATGTCATTACGATGGCAGTTGATTCTTGCCGCAATCAGATCGGCCGCACCGTTCGTTGCAACCCTGATGATCTTATGGCCAGTGCGAGTGTCGGGACCGCAGGTACTCTTGCTGGTCTGCGCGTTTCTGATTCTGTTCACCTTTAGCGCCTGGAACAAAGTCAACCTGATGGGGCGTATACGTGAGGGCTGGAAGGCGGCGACGAAATGAGCAAGGCATGCAGAATCCAACGAAAGCGCGTAAAAGGGTTTCGATTACAGGATGAGTCACATGCCATCAATGGCTTGCCTGTTGCGTGCGTAACAAGGCCGGGTAAGTATGGAAACCCGTTCAAGGTTGGCATTTATTTTAGGAATATTAGCGGGGATTGGAACGTGTGGACTCGCGGTGATTCACCTCACTTTGGTAATCAGCAAGTTGCCAGCCTGGAACAATCACTTAAGCTATTTGAAGAATATGCAATAGCCAGAGCAAGGCTCAATCCTAAATGGCTAGAAAACTTAAGAGGTAAAAACATCGCTTGCTGGTGCAAGGAAGGTGCGAAATGCCACGGCGATATTATTTTGAGGTTACTTGCAGAAAGCGATAAGCCAACCGATCAGCAACCGGCATGACAGACACTCCTAAAACCTGGTTCGGCGCTCTCTCCCTGCCGCTCAAGCTCGGCATCCTGGTTATCACCGGCCTCGTCGCTATGAATGGCGTCCTTGGTACCTACAGCCAGGTCACACAGTTCATCGCCCACAGAAAAGATGCTGTAACCGATGCGCGGATAAAGGCAAGTGATGAGAGAATCGCCACCGCTGAAGCTGAGAAGGCGGTTCTTCTCAAACAGATCGAAGACAACAAAAAGGCTGCGGTTGCACTCCGGGTTGAGATAGAGGCAAAGGACCAACTCATCAACCAAGCAAGCATACGCATTCAAGCAAGCGACAAAAAGATTGAGGAAATAATCAGTGAGTTCAGTAAAGAGACAGACCGCATTGCTGCTCTTGATGATGTTGCTGTCGAGGCCGAGTTACGTCGGCGCCTCACAGAAGCCGGCAGACTCCGATAGGCCGATATCTGCACAGCAACTCTATCGGGCGTGCTTGCAGGCCATGAACGAGCTTGCGGCTAAGGACGCTCAGATCGCAGAACTGAAAGCACAGAATGCCGATTTAAGGGGAATGAGAACTCTCCTGGATGAACAGATCGCACTCTACAAAGCAACACGGACCTTGCTTGACGAGACGATCAAGAAATACCAGGAAGTACAAGGAAAGGATGGTCTGATCGTCGCAGAGTTGAAGGCACAGAAAGCGATTCTAACGAACGACCTCGCGCGCGTTCGCAAGGAGCGGGATCGTGCCTACTCACTACTCAAGACCGTCGGGACTGGCGCGCTGGTAGTTGGCCTCCTGATAGGAGCCCTGGCCGCTGTTGCTGTTGGAGGGAGATAAATCATGACAGACAATCCATATGAACGTATTCACTATTTGACCCGACTTCTAATCATCTCCAGTGTGTTATTCTGTGCGGCATGCGTGGTGATTCTGGTGCTCGCGGTCGAGCGTAAAGGCTTGGCCGACGACAGAGATTACGCCAACGAAACTCTGCGGAAAGTCCTGATACGCGATGATGCTGATGCTCTAGTTCGTGAACGGCGCACGCAGCATCTACAGACCAAGATGATCCGGTTCAGGGATGATGTTGAGGCTGCTCAGGGACGCATCTCCAACCTGGAGAGGGCCAACAAGGTCCTCGCGGCTGACTTGGCTGCGGGGAAGCGTCGGCCAAAGTACGTATTGGTCTATCATGAGCGGGTGGCTCAGGAGGCTACGGTATGGGTGAAGCTGCCTGACGGCCGGCAGCATGCGGAGGTGATTACTGCTGGATCTACGTTCGAGATTCCGAATAGCGGCAAGCCGAATCTATCGGTGAAGCTGCTGGCGGTGAGGTAAGATGGATAAGCGAAGCGAGAAACTGCTCACGGCTCTGCACCCAATCCTACAAGAGCGGCTACCAAAACTGATCAATGCCGTGGCCGCGCGAGGGTACACCATTGGAATCGTTCAGGGCCTGCGGACCTTTCAAGAACAAGCAGTCCTTTATGCTCAGGGGAGGAGTCGCAAAGGACCGCGCGTGACAAACGCTAAGGCCGGGGCATCATTTCACAACTATGGCCTCGCGGCAGATTTCTGTTTGCTGAATACAACGGACCCTTTTCCTGACCCTCATCCTGTCTGGGGAATTATTGCCGAAGAAGCCGAACGGCTAGGACTGTCGGCTGGCTTCCGCTGGACCAAACCCGATAAGCCTCACATAGAAGTACCAGGGTTGAATTGGCGCGAGTGTCTAGAGATTTACAATGTGAATGGTGAGAGTGAAGCGGGATTGAAGGCGGTTGCTGACGAAGCTACACGCCGCTTTAACAAATCAGAATCGGTCTAATGCGCTCCATCGTCCATCGTTATAATCTCACGTAGCGCAGTCTGCGCATCGGTAATCCTGGATATCATAAGGCGAGGCGCAGCATGGGCCATAGAGCCGGGTGCATATCTCACAGCAGCAGACCGGGGCTCTACTGGAATAGGCTGATTGCAGAGTTCACAAATTAGTGTAGTGAGATTTGTTTTGCTCTTCAATCTGATTTCCCCACACATTCCAACCTTCTGCAACCGGCCACATTGCAGTAATCGGACGTGCAAAAAGCTCGATTTTGGAAAGAGACGGATAAAGTTGCTCTATTCGTTTTCGTGCTTCATCAGGCTTTCTGCTATGCGATTGTCGAGGCGATACAATCAACGAACTAATCGTATCCGTTGCAGGTTTGATTGGCCGGCCCTTCCATGCCAACAAACAGATTTCGGCGTTAGACTTTGTACAATAACCTGTCCCGAAGAAATAAGATTTTGATTTGGGATTCAGCTTGATCCAAGTAAATGCCACGGTTGAATAACGAAATCCCCATGCTTCTATTACCTTAAATGCTTCTTGCAGGGTTGGAAATGTTGCCCACAGAAAAAGCACGGCTCGATCTTCTGCTAGCTCTCGGACAGGCAGCGTGCAAATTTCCGTTGTCTTCATCAGCGGATAGTAGCCAGCTCCGCGTCCAAATCGGGTATGACCATTCAGGCGGTGGTTGTACCACCAAGGTGGATCGGCGTAGATAAGCTTATATTGCTTCATCCCCATCGGTCTCCATAGAGGCCGGGCCAGATTGAAGTTTCTATCTCACTCATTATTCGAAGATAGCTCCGGCGGCGTTTCCTGCCTACTACGCCCCACAGCCTGCCGCCTTGCTTCTGTCTCTTCCTGCTCCTTACCCCACTCTTTTATTCTTCGCTCAACGTGTTCAAGCGCGCTTCTAACATACGAATCTGCGGCGCGCATTCGTTGGCGATAATCCTCAGAGGAAATGGTTGAAAGCGCGGCAATAGCTTGCCAGAGTTTTTGCTTAATCGTAAGCAAATCGGCGAAATCATTGTCTGTCATCTCTCACCATCCCTGAGCAGCTAGATCATCCGCCTTCTGAGCGCGCTTAAGATCAACCTTGCCAAAAAATCCATGCTGTCCGCAATCAGGCTGAACCGCCAGGACTCGCCTAGCATCCAGCACGCGGACCACACAGCGGCCACATTTCGCGTATTGGGGCTCTCCTGACAGATTCGGGGCTGAGCCTTGGCTCAGGATGTCCAGGTTCTCCGGTCCTTCCTGGGGCGATTCTGTGCGATTACGGCCCCGTCTGGCTGAGCAGCGACCACGATGGCGCAATGGACGACCACAGGCGCAGTTATCGGGTTCTGCCGCGAGTCGTTCTAACAATTCCGTGTATTCTGGTGACACTTACTTCAACTCTCTTCTACGCCCGTTTGCGGGAACGAGCCAGAACCGCCAGGATGCATGACCGCGCTTAAAGGTGCATTCCGCGAGAATGCATTTATAGTGTGGTCGGCTGGCAGCAAGCTGCTTGAGACAGGTAATAGACCGCCGACCCTCACGCGCATAAGCCAGAGGTCCCTTGATTTCAACAATCGCCTGGAGGCGGGGCTTCCACAATATGTTCCGGGTCAACAGCGCATCTGGGGTATACCCAATCCCGAGCAGGTCAAATGTCTCCGGCTCATACTCTGCGACGTATTCAGTTGGTGACTCCACACCCCACAGCAACTCGGCCAGGATGAACGAGCCCGCCCCGTTAAAGAACTCCCATTCTTCGTGACTCTTGTACGGAGCCCAGCGGTGTGGGTTGCGCCGTCGCTTGGGCTTCCCGCCGGGACTGAGCCCGTGACGGCGCGCTTGTTCGGGTGAGATGTAGATTGGCATTTTAGTAGGATTTTAGGGACGCGGGCTGATCTAGATCACTCCTTGCCCAAACCAGCAACCGGGCTATGAAACACTCGAAACGCACCCGGCAAGGACCGCGTCCCTTACTCGAACAACGCGCAATCACCTTGGGGGCTTCGTGCGCTGTTGTTGAGCGGGGCGATTGTCGCACGGGCGAACCCTAGTGTCAAGGAAAATGATTTGTCGTGACAAAATAATTCTTGTGTTCCGACTCTGCCCGTGCGACAATCACCCGCGATGACAAAGTTATTTACCAGATATCCCTGCCTTATCTGCGGTCAGCCCATCTCGAATTGCGGGTTTGCTTACACTCAACACGAATACAAGCACGTCCGTGAAGGACTGGCAGAATGGGTTTGTCTTTGTGGAGCAAAGAATCTCGGTCGAGAACGTTGCAGATTGTGTCAGCGTCAAGGCGATGCGTTTAGACGCAAGCGCCGAAGAAAAGCAGTGAGAACTGTATGAAAATCAGCGAAGTCGCCAACCTCTTGAATATCTCACGTCAGGCTGTCCTGCACCACGTTAGATCGAAACGACTGAAAGCGCGCAGGAATCGTTTAGGGGAGTTCGATGTTACGGAAGCTGACCTAGCAACATTTAGACAATCAGCGCCTCGCAAGCCTGGTCCGAAGTCAAAGAAGCGGAGGAGCAATGGGAAATAAAGAAAATGTCTCGTGTCAATGCCCGCTTCATATATGGGCTACATTGGATGGTCCGAAAGGAACAAAGCATATGAAACAACGCCAAGAAGATTGCTTTGATACGCACTTATGTTCAACCGCATCTATGGTGGTTACTTTGTGTATTTGCGGAGATGAGTTTGATGTTGCCAGAGATGATCTACCTGACGATAACGAGCATGTACATTGTCCGTATTGTGGCTCTTATTATGATGCGGATCTGAATTTCTGTATATCAAAACGCCAAACGGCAACATTACAAAAACATCGTGATGAATGGGCTGATGACTAAACGATGTGCCTACTGTGACCGCGCTAGTTCAAAGCAATGCGGTTACGTGCTTGTAGGGTGATGTGGGTCCACGAAAGGTGTATCCGGCGATGAGCAAGGAAGAAACGCAATTGAAAGAGGCCGTGATCACAGCGGCGATTCGCTGGCGAAACAGCAATGATGTGACCGAATTAACTGCGGCGACGGACGCGCTGATTGCTCATCGCACCCAACCCGGTTGGGAACCGACCTATCACGCGATTACTCAATATATGCGCCGGTCTGGAATGGCAAGCAGAGAACGAGCTGCTGAGGCGATTGTCGGACTGATGCGGAAAGCCACTCGGCTCGCGGTGAAGGAACGATACCGAGTTCTCCAGTTAATCAATCACAATTTTGAGGACGCGGAGTATTGGACGAATCAAGGATGGGTTTTTGTGGTTAAAGAAGGCCGATATATCGTCACTGTCCACAACGGACAGGCGAAGCGGTGGAAGAAAGAACTACGAGAGATTGTCGAGGTATCGACGGAGGAGGACGCGCACTATGAGTGCTAAGGTCAGCCTAGAATTTGTGATGCATACATTGAAGTGTTGTGTATGTGGGATTCCTTACGGATTACCAGATTATTTCGCAACACAGCGACGAGATGATCACAAGACTTTCTATTGCCCTAATGGTCACTCTGAATATTATCCCGCAGAAAATGAGACCGAACGGTTGCGCCGAGAATTGGCCGATACAAACAAGCGGTTGGAATTTGCTAAAAATGAGGCGGATTCTGTACGGCGACAACTTAGCCAAGCTCAAATAGCGATAAAGAAAACGCGGGTGCGCGTTGCTCGTGGTGTGTGTCCTTGCTGCAACCGTTCATTTTCGAATAGCAGGATTGCCCGACACATAGCCTCGAAACACCCCGAATACGGTAAGGACAATGCCCCGAAAACCCGCAAGACCTAGACTTCAGCTCTCAGCCGACGAGACAGCCAGCTACATGGCCCTTGTCCGGCTCACAGAGAGTGAGCGCCCGATTGACATTGCTCGGGTAGCCCTGACCGCGCGGCTGATCAGCGGCGATACTTTCCAGGTGCCGAGTCTGACAGAACGGGGCGTGATCTATACGGTGAACATTGCCGAGGGCATCTGTACCTGCGCTTACTCTGGACATAAAGGTACTGGGTGCATTCACTATCAAGGATGTTGTTTGCTGACAAGATTGGAGCACCAAAAATATGAGCGGCGGACTTAGAGGTGACAAAATGAGTGAATTAATAACGGTATGTTCGGCCTGTCTTCAGGCTTCATGCTGGCAGGGAATTTTCTACTGTAATGATTACAAGACGGCTGGTACGGTCCAGAAAACCCGTGATGAGCTTGCGGCACTTGACCGCGAATCGCCGAGCTATTGGAAGACAGATTCAGAGCTTGCTAATCAGTGATCTCTGTATGGAGTGTTTGTGACTCTTACCTATGGGAGTTTATTCACTGGAATTGGCGCCTTTGACTTAGCATTTGACCGCGCTGGCATGCACGGTCTGTGGCAAGTAGAGATTGATAATAATTGCAATCGGGTGTTGGAACGACACTATCCAGATCGTGAGAGGATAAGGGATGTCACAACCGCGAGAGAACTCATACCAGTTGATGTTATATGCGGGGGTTGGCCCTGCCAAGACCTGTCCGTGGCTGGACTCCGCAAAGGTCTGGCTGGAGAGCGGTCAGGGCTATGGTCAGAGTTTCTTCGCATTATTGGCGAGATTACGCCAAGGTGGGTCGTTGCGGAGAACGTCCCTGGTCTTATATCAAGTTGGTCTCCCGTTGAAGCGCCGCCGAGCGCTTTGGGTATTCGTCAATGGGAAGTGGAAGAGGCAAGCGATTTTGAAACCGTCATCTCTGGGCTTCTTGAACTCGGGTATTGCGTCGCGTGGCGGGTGCTTGATGCTCAATACGACGGTTTGGCACAAAGACGCGAGCGTGTCTTCATTGTCGCAAGTCTTGGAACCGGAAGTTGCGCCGAAGTACTTTTTGACTCCGAAAGCGTGTGCTGGAATCCTGCGCCGAGCAGAGAAGCGGGGCAGAAAGTTGCCAGAACACTTGCGAACGGCTCTGTTAGCAGTGGCTACCGGTTCGACCCAAACGGAGAGGAATATATAAGCGGTACGCTTTCGCCTGAAGCACACCCAGGTGGCTTTAACGGACGTGATGCTGAATCAGGAATTCTGATAACGCCCGCCTTGTCATCGGAAGGTGCAGACGCGAGTGAAGACGGGACTGGTAGGGGAACGCCTTTGATTGCCTCTCCGATAACTGCCTCTTTCTCAAAGCACCATGGTCGAAGCGCGGGAAAAGATTCTTATCCACATAATCTAATAACCGCTCCACTAACGTCCAAACAGTATGCTGATAATGAATCGCAAGAGTCAAAGTTGATAGCATTCAGCGCCAAGGATGACGGCAGAGATATCAGCGGAATAGCACCCACGCTGCGAGCGATGAGCCATAATCAAAGCCGACCGAATGGAGGTGGGCAAATAGGTATATCGTCGCCGTCTGGGGTCCGGAGGCTGACTCCGTTAGAATGCGAGAGATTAATGGGCCTGCCTGATAACTGGACTAAATGGGATGCTCAGGGAAATCAAATCAGCGACTCGGCGCGATATCGGATGATCGGTAACAGTCTCGCGGTGCCTATAGCCGTGTGGATTGCAAGACGTATTGTAAAAATTACTTCGTAGAAAAAAACTATGCCTGACAATGCACTAATTCAAATCCTACCTGCTAATCAGAAGATCGCACGCAACCAACCCTTCGCCTTCCGTGAATACGGCCTGGAATTCAACTCCCGCTTTCAACTCTCAGTCTCAGATATAACAGACTTGATTGGCCGGTTGGACGGTGCTCGAACCTACTTAAAATTTTGCATCGGAGATGCACTCCTGCACGGGGAGAGGTTGCATGGTGAGAACTTCTACCCGCTGGATGGCCTCAGCATAGAGCGCTACTCACCGGCCTACTGTGATCAGATCAAATCTGCGGTGAAGAATATCGCCCGTGAGAACCGACCGCTTGCGTTCGAGTTGGACTGGTCACATTCCAGGGCCGTGGCCGCTCTCAGTGACCCCCAGGAGCAGCGCGAAGTTCTGGAGCAGGTCAGAACTAACGGGAACACGGTTAGAGAAACACGGGTTGAAGTGGCGCGTCGGCGCAGCGCAAAGAATGGGAAGTCGGCAGAGGCACCGCGAATCACCACGCCGTTCAGGTTTGAGTTCCGGCCGCCAAAAAATCGGGAGAATGAGAAACAACACCGAGCTGAGTTGATGATGGATTTAGAGGAAGCGCTGAAGGATTATTACGACCCGGAGAGTCGGGCGGTTAAGGCTGTGGGTCGCCGATTGAAGAAATAATGTCTTCTGCGTTCTTAGTAATTGAATCAAACAGGGCTCTTTCCTCAGTCGTCATCTGGTCATAACCACAATTCTGATAACCGGAATGAATCCAGCAATGGACAATCAGCCGCTTGAGTTCTCTTATTTCCGTCTCGCTTGCCAGAGTCATCAGGTCCGTGCGGAGTTGATCTATAGTCATTCCGTCATCTCCAGTAGATTTGTTACGACCCTATCGAATCGTCTGTCGTAGGCCAATTGGAATAATCGCTGGGCGCGCTGAATTGGCCCCGAATCCGCCCTGATGCATAATCTTGCCTCAGCATAGTTACCCAATCGTAACCGGTTCGCGTAGTAGAATGGCTGCTCTAAATCTCCAGGCTCAAATCCGCGATCCCATTTGTTGCGATACGATTCCGATCCACTGAGCGGACCAAGCGTTTGTGTCTCAACATAAATAGCTGCGCGGTCGCATTGTTTCAGCGCGGTTAAGTCAACTTGCGCTGGTCCGAATCCCAATTGATTGTAAAAAACATAATCGATAGCGCGCTCTTGTTCTGCTCGGTCCTTAGACTTCCACGGGTGCGGTATCTCGCCAGCGATAATTTCATGAGCGTCATGGAAGAGAGCCCACGTAATCGTCCGCTCTCGTAGAAGGTCGAGTTCTGGATCAACCTTATCGGCGACCATTCGTGCGACAAGCAACGAGTGAAATAGCAACGGACACCAAATGGCCCCTCCGTAACGAGTAATCCGGCCCATCTGAACTGCGAGGTCCTGTGGTGTCGGTAGGGCCAGCTCATCGGGACATATTGAAATTCCACTATAGGTCAGCATTAAATCCCTCCATCACAGTCAGGACACGGCTTTTCGCCGTCCCCGTGAATACACTCGCCACCTCCGACGCAGATATCATCAATACAGGTGATGATAATTCCCTCACCATTGCAGGTATAGCAGTAGGTGTCTTGCTCTGCATCCGGGTACTCGTCTTGGCGTATTGTGTCAGTGCTCAATAGTCACCTCCCAATCAGGTTTACCTTGTTCGCAGTCGATATGGCCTACATCTTCGTCGCAGTAATAGCCGCCGCATTCAAATCGGAGCTTATCTAACGCAATTCGAGCTTTGCTTATGGCGGTCGCTTCAGCGCTCAATCCTTGCGCCGCAAGTTTTATCGCGTCAATTTCCTCAAGTGCGGCCATCGCCTCGCGGACAGCTTGCAAATAACGATTTCTCATTCAATCTCTCCTTTTCATCCGCTCTATTGCACCAATTTACTAATCAGCGGTTTCGTTTCGATGGTCGGCTCCGAATGTTTTGACACAAACTTATGAAAGATTCCATTAGCCTCGTTTTGGAGTGCCTTGTCTGCAATTCGAATAATCATATCAGCCATTGACTCCGTCTTTTTACGCCGACCGCTGACACGAATACAGGGCCGCAAGCTGAGATATAAAGAGCACGCCCTGTTGGTAATCTTCACTCGGCGGGCTGTCTGAAAAACTAATATCGCGCCTTCAAGTGTGAGTTTTGGTGATTCTTTCATAGGTCAGCCGCCCATTTAATTTTTGTCTGAGTTGGATGGGTATCAACTCGCGGTCTAGCTTTTCTCGACCATTTTCCTCCACCGGCCTTACCAATGCACCTCCAGCCAGCCGCCCTGAGACTCGCGCCGCTCTCTGATGGCAGAGTGTAGGTTATAAGTTCGCGATAGCCCAAAGCAAACGCAGCACGTCTACACGCACCGTACAGCATTGAGTTAGCATTTTTGGTTCCGTCCGTACATGTACGGTTGACTTCAAGAGTCCATCCGTCATCAAGCATCCTACTGACCGGCCTACCGACAATCGCAACACCAACTATCGCATCACGGGTCGCAACCGCAACGCAAAATTTTGCGCCGGGTACTGGTTTATGGTGCCGGTGATGCTCTTGAATAAAGGCGTTCGCCTCCTCAAGAGTAATAGGCACAACTTTCAATTTTGTCTGTTGAAATGAATAATCCATTTATTAATACAAAACACACAGATTCCGATAGATCGCGCCATTGTCGTAAACATTTCGTCCCGCTTTTCCCGTGCACCACAAATTCTACAGATTCTCATTCAGTCCCTCCTTTCATCCGCTCTATCACACGGTCAAGCCGCGCCTTTGCCGCTTCTCGATCACCGCCACGGAAAGCAAAAGCGTTTTTCATAATTGCCGTGATTTCACGCAC